AAATGATAATATATCATCAAGAGTTGAAATCGTAAGAATTTGATAAGTAAAAAATTTATTTATCAAAAAAATTGACGAATCGTTTCCCAGATGGTAATATCAATGAAAAAAAGATCAAAAATGTTATCATTATATGACGATATCATATTGCAGATCAGTAACTTTCTAACAAATAAAGAAAAAATTCATTTTGCGATGACTGCTACGAAAATGAATGCGTTTACAAGGCGTTTCGTCTATTGCGATAAAATAAATATCAATAGGATAACACGATTGGATTATTATGATAATTTCGAATTTATTAAAGTTTCATATTTGTATGAGGATAACAAATTTCCAAAGTTAACCAAATATATTTACTATACTGGATATGTTGGGTGGTATATACCAACATACAATTCGCATGGTCAGATAAATATAACACACCTAACACTCAATGGCAATTGCAATTTTCAATATGATTTTATTATACCGGGAACCGTAACACATTTAAAATTTGGAAAAGGCTTTAATCAATCAATAAGGAATCTCATACCAAATTCGGTTACCGAGCTAAAATTCGGTTATGATTTTAATCAACCAATATTTAACCGTATTCCATCGTCAGTAAAACAACTAACCTTGGGATGTAATTTCAATCAAACAATGAAATATTGCAACTTACCGAATCTTACACATTTAACGTTAGATAGCAACATTAAATTGATTGCACTTGAAGAAATTTCACAATCGATTACGCACTTAACTTTAGGACATTTTTTTAATCGGCAAGTAGGCGATTGTATACCAATGTCTGTGACACACTTAACTTTTGGCACAAATTTTGATCAACATGTAACCATTCCGTTATCCGTAACACACTTGACGTTTGGTTATGGTTTCAACAAACAAATAACCGTCCCATCATTAGTAACGCATCTAACATTCGGTAACAATTTTAACCAATCAATAAATATTCCATTATCTGTAACACATTTAACTTTTGGTAAAAAATTTAATCAGCAACTAAATTCTCCGTTTCTATCTGTCACTCATTTGATATTCGGCGATAATTATAACCAACCTATAAAATTTATTCCATTATTAGTGACCCACTTAACATTTGGTAAAAATTTTGATCAATCATTAGATGGAATTCCTTTATCAATAATAGAAATAGTATTAGATAAAGGATATAACAAAAAGATAGGATATCATATTTTGTCGAGAATAAATATCAAATTTGATAAGTAAAAAATTATTTTATCAATTAACCATTGCTGACATAATAAAAATTGATAAATAAAACGATACGCAATCGTTAGATGATATTTGGCCATATTAGCAATGTTGTTATATTGTAAAGATATCATTCCTAAAATATGCGATATAGCAACAGATAAAACGAAGATATCATTATCAGCAACATGTAAATTAATTAATGGTATGAAACGTGATTTTGTATTTCGTGAACAAATAAATCTGGGCAAGATCCGTATGTTACCTAATTTTGATAATTTTGAATTTATTTTGATCAATGATATGTTGGTTAATGTTGGCTGGGTAACAACTATACCAAAAAAAGCTAAAAAAATTTATTTCAAAACAAAAACAACGAATATTCCACAATTTGTTACTCATCTTACATTTTGTGACAGTTTTGATGAACCAATACAAGATTGCATTCCTGATTCGGTAACTCATTTAGTATTTGGCAAACAATTTGATCAACCTATTGCAAATTGTATCCCATCTTCTGTATCTCATCTAACATTTGGTCACAGTTTTGATCAAGTTATTCCAAATTGCCTTCCTGCATCAATAACCCATTTAGAATTTGGATGGTGTTTTAATAAACCAATCAAAAACGTTATTCCAAAGTCAGTGACTCATCTTAAATTTGGTTGGCGTTTTACTCAACTGATACGAGATTATATTCCTGATTCTGTCACTCATTTAGAGTTTGACAGTCCTTTCAATTGTTCGATCGAAAATGGCATACCAAATTCAGTAACCCATTTGACATTTGGCGACAGTTTTAACCAATCAGTAGAAAAATATTTGCCTAAATCAATTACTCATCTAAAATTTGGACGCTCATTTTGCCAACCGATCGAAAATTGTGAACTAGATTCGCTCGTACAATTAGAATTAGGGGGTGATTATTGGCGCTCGATACGAAAACTATGTGCAAAACTAACTCATCTAACGATAAGGGAAGATTTAGTGCAATCAATATGTGACTGTGCGCCATTACTTACTCATTTAACGCTAATTTGTCCCGTTCATTCATACAAAAAAGCGACCGGATTAACAGGACCAATAGGGACATTTGGTAATACAGGACTTATATCAGCCAGACCTACGTTACCCATCTATTTTGATTTTGGACAAATACCGCCATCCGTCACGCATTTATCATTCAGTTTACGTTTTAACAAGTCGTTATATTTTGTCCCTAAATCTATCATACAAATATCATTACCTAAAGATTATAACCAAAAAATCATAGCAGGCCCTGATACCAAAATAATATATCGCAAAACTTATTAATTTGATAAATAAAAATTTTACTCATCAAAAAAAATGAAAAACGAACGATTAGGATGCTAAAAGATAGAGTAATAATCAACGCATGGATTTTTCCCAAATAGATTTCACAAATATGACTCCACTAGATATAAAAAATATTGATACTAATAGCGCCAAAATTGCACTTGGATTAACTAATGATCGTTTTAATGGTATGGATGATGAAACAAAACGCAAAGCAGTACGCGGAGAATATATTAAAACGTTATTGATACAATCATTATACAGTGACAGACTAGATGAACTTTTGAAAATGCTATCGAAATCAGATACGGAATAGTTTGATGTCGCAGTTATAACAATCAGCTAGAGATTTGCATGTTCATTCAATAATTAATTGAAGTTACATGCAACCTTGCCACAAAGAATTGTAATTTTCTAGAGATTCGAATCCATTGATCGATTGAAGTTATATACAAAGTCGCCGCAAAGAATTGTATGTTCATTAAATGATCAATTGAAGTTGCATGCAATGTTACTGCAAAGAATCGTAATTTGCTAGAGAATTGCATGTTCATTCGATGATCAATTGAAGTTACATGCAATATTACCGCAAAGAATCGTAATTTGCTGGAGATTTGCATGTTCATTCAATGATTAATTGAAGTTGCGTGTAATGTTACTGCAAAGAATCGTAATTTGCTATAGAATTGCATGTTCATTCAATGATCAATTGAAGTTACATGCAAAATGTTGCTGCAAAGAATTGTAATTTGCTAGAGAATTGCATGTTCATTCAATGATTAATTGAAGTTACATGCAATGTTACTGCAAAGAATCGTAATTTGCAGTAACATTGCATGTTCATTCAATGATCAATCGAAGTTACATGCAATGTTACTGCAAAGAATCGTAATTTGCTAGAGAATTGCATGTTCATTCAATGATCAATTGAAGTTACATGCAATGTTACTGCAAAGAATCGTAATTTGCTAGAGAATTGCATGTTCATTCAATGATCAATTGAAGTTGCGTGCAATGTTACTGCAAAGAATCGTAATTTGCTAGAGAATTGCATGTTCATTCAATGATCAATTGAAGTTGCGTGCAATGTTACTGCAAAGAATCGTAATTTGCTAGAGAATTGCATGTTTATTCAATGATCAATTGAAATTACACGCAATGTTGTCGCAAAGAATTGTAATTTGATGGAGATTAGAATTCAATAATTAATTAAAGTTACATGCGATACTACTGCAAAGAATCGTAATTTGCTAGAGAATTGCATGTTCATTCAATGATCAATTGAAATTACACGCAATGTTACTGCAAAGAATCGTAATTTGCCAGAGAATTGCATGTTCATTCAATGATCAATCGAAGTTACATGCAATGTTACTGCAAAGAATTGTAATTTGCTAGAGAATTGCATGTTCATTCAATGATCAACTAAAGTCACGTGCAATGTTACTGCAAAGAATCGTAATTTGCAGTAACATTGCATGTTCATTCAATGATTAATTGAAGTTACATGTAATGTTACTGCAAAGAATCGTAATTTGCTAGACATTTGCATGTTCATTCAATGATCAATTGAAGTTACACGCAATGTTGTCGCAAAGAATTGTAATTTGATGGAGATTATAATTCAATAATTAATTAAAGTTACGTGCAATGTTACTGTAAAGGATCGTAATTTGCTAGAGAATTGCATATTCATTCGACGATCAATTGAAGTTACATACAATGTTGTCACAAATACTCGCAGGAGATTTGAAAGCTACACATAATATTGTCGATGAGGATCAATGTATGATAGTTTGTATATTAAGTCATCATGTATCAAAAAATTGATTATTTTTTTAACTGTGTACTCTAACTAAAATATCAGATTAAAAATGAACACATTACCTAACGAAATAATTTATAGATGGGTCAAACAACAGACGACAACAGTATGTAGGCGTTGGTATGCAATATGGTGTACAAAGGAAATGACAGTCGATTTGCGTGAACATTTCCATCATGCAAGTTACGTCGATGATTTTGTCAAATTTAAAAATCTGCAAGTACTATACCTGGGCCAATATTCAAAAGTCGAACCATCCATAGAAACGCTTACATCTTGAGAACATTGGTATTAGATGAAAATATTTATGTTACTGATCAACATTTACGTTACTTAACCAACGTAACGTCGCTATCGTTGAAAAACAACAAATTGATAACAATTGCACCATTACAACATTTTACCAATTTAACAAAATTAAATATTGCTTTAAATAGCAATTTTCGCGATGAAACTATAAAATCGCTTACGATGCTGAAAGAGTTGATAATTAACGAAAACAAATATATAACTGGTAGAACGTTGCATTGTTTAACGAACTTAAAATCGTTATCATTAGTTAGTAATGAACTAATCGATAATAAAACACTAAGAGAGATGACTAATTTGACAAAATTGGAGTTTTCTGGAGATAATGTATGCAATGACACGTTGATTCAATTAACAAAAAATTGAACATTTAATTATGTATCGAAACAAAATGATATATGATATAAGTATGCTCACAAATTTGACTCGTTTAGAGATAGCTGGATGCAAATATGTGACTGATGCATCGATTCGACACTTGACGAAAATGACGCGTATACTTATTTCCAATGTTCGACAGATTACCTGCAACTCTCTGAGACACTTACCAAATTTGACACGGCTGACTGCGCTACATTTCGAATACAATTTTGATTTTTCAAAATTGACAAATTTGCGAACACTAAAAATTATTTATAACACCGACACAGCCAGTTCAATAAGATATTTGACTAATCTAACATCGTTATCATTATTTAGCGTACTCAACATCACCGAAGATCATATTCGACCACTCACAAATTTACGCAAACTAAATATAAAATATTGCAATAAACATCAACGAAGATAATATCAATCTTCCAAAGGTAAAAAAAATCACATCAAATTCTTGATATATACAATATGTCAAAAATTTGCGTCTAAATATTTAAAGATCATCCATATTATAACGCAGGGTCAATTCTTGCACCGATTGTACATATTTTTTAACATAAGCATAATAAACGCGTAATGACCACAATTGATGCCACGTAAAATATTTTTCGCATTTTCTGATAAATAAATCGGAATTTGCTATGTCGTCAGCTGATATTTTTAACTTAGCACATCCGTTACCCAATTCAAAATGCGTAACATGTGAAGGTAATGCAGACGCAAACATATAATACCTGTTATCGATCGATAAATGAGTTACCGACACAGGCAAGCAGCCTTCAATAGAATGGTTAAAATGTTCTCCAAATCTCAAATGAGTCACCGAATTAGGTATACAACCATGTATGTTTTCATTAAAATCCCCATTGAATGTCAGATGAGTAATTGTATTAGGTATTTTTCTTTTGATAGATTCAATATTAATTGTTTTCGACTGTATCCACTCTTGTGTGAATTGATATAGCGTCAAATGAGTAGTAGCTATAGGAATAGAAAAATGAGGTGATGCAGCATATACATTACATGCAGGATAACAAGATATAACAATATTTTTGACATTTTTAGGAAATTTTTCGTATGAACCATTAATTGATATCGACTCAAAATTGTCATAAAACGATAATTTGCATATCTTTTCATGTGTAACTTGATCGACATAATTTAATTTATATTTGAAATCGTTTGTCGCTGTTGTAATCGCAGTTAAATTGATTTTTTCTTTGTTGGTTAGATATTTGCATATTTGTGAAAATATGTCGTAATTGTACATTTGTAGAGAAAAGTGATGGTATTTATTTGTGGGTTGCAAAAATCAATTTTTAAACAAAGAAAAAATGAAACACAAGCGTTCGTTCTGGTATGATGATGTCAAAAATGATGTCGCTTTGTATTGATATTATCAGTAACATTGCCGAATTTTGTCGGATCATGATAAAATACGGCTGACGATGACATCATGGTCGTCCGATGCTCTAAAATACAAACCGATATTTCACGAAAAAATACATATTGATAAGATCATAAATTTGCAACATTTTGATAATTTTGAGTGCATAGAATTATTTAAGGTATCGGATACGTATCCAAAATGCGTAAAGTACATATATTTCGAGGCCACTTTTAAAGATTTATCATTGAATCTAAAAAAATTGAAAAAAAATCATATAGGAATACCCATGTATATAACATGATTATACACACATTCAACTCAAAGTCTAATGTCGAAACTCTATTTCTTAATAGTACTATTTGTCTTATTCTCAGCCTTAGCAGCACATTCTACGCAAATAGACATATCTGACTTGGATCGGGATACACTTTTGGAAGCTCTGTGGCAAAGATCAAAACCTGGAAGATTTTTTGCTCCATTTGATCTAAGAGAGGCAAAAAAGCAGCTATGGGATGGGTATGCTGATTATATTTGTGGTAGAGTAATCAAAACAGATATTTATAGCGAGGATACAGTGGACCCTTCAATGTATGACAGAGACAACGGAGCAGGTGCATTTCAGAGTGTCGTTGATAAAATGAGAAGAGAGTTATAAGTGGATATCAATAAATTATTTTTTTATTCAAAAATTGAAAAAAAAGTATATAACGCATCCTAAACCACTTCCCTCCATGAGATTTTATATTAAATCTGCTGGAAAAAAAATTTTGTCTAGGATCTACAGGAGAAATTGAACAGAAAATATGGATTTCACTATTTGGTTACCAAATAGATTTTGTAAGACAACCAGAGAATAAATGCACAAATCTCTCAGAACTCGATCGTTGAAATAAGAATTACAAAAGAATATAATCGACCCATAAGCGAAGAAATAACATCAAGGATTAGGATAATACGAATTTGATAAGCAAAAAATTTATTTATCAAATTAATCATTTGCTCTGCTGAATTTTATATACGCAGACCGCAATATTTCATCGGCAACTTGTAAACCATTTTTAATGGCAAAATCAAACATGTATGGTTTGTTGCATTCAATCGCTTTCAAACAGAGATCTTTGTTCCACGGGCAAATTTCTGTTTCGTCTGATTTTAAACCACAAGTATTTCTATCAAATCCACGTAACCATCTTAAAACGTCTATGTTACCAGATGATACAGTTGCATTGCAGACGCTTTCATCCCATTCACAACCTTGCTGTCGAGCCCAAACGATAATATGGAGATAGCCAGAATACGCGGCTGATCTTATAACTTCCTTACTCAATTTGCAGCCACGATCACACAAAAATTTTAATACATCTAAATTACCATTTCTTGCTGCTACCTCACAATAATGATCGCTAGGTTCACATCCCCATTCAAATAATAATTCTAATATTGGTATTGGATTATCTATTCCATTTTTTACAGAAGGAGGATCTATTGCTGCTTCTATTACAGAAAATTCAGGATCCTCAAATATATCTTCAAACAATGATGCGTTATCCATAGGTTCTATCACAAATGAACATCCTACATTATCCAACCATTTCATCATTTCGATATTTCTACTCGATACTGCATTTGCAAATATGTTATTATGATCCATTGGATAATCGATTGAATATAAATATTGCAAAGATTCAAGATTGCCAGTCAGTGCCACCATTTCGCTAGTATCTATACCCAAGTCCACGTCAACATGATCATTAGAAACTAACCATTCTAAAATATGTAAGTGACTGCAAGTAAAATCGGACATAACATGCCTATCCCCTTTCTCATATGCAAATTTTAGGATATCGAGGTGACCGAAACTAATGGCAGATTTATAGACACCGTCTAATGAAGCAGGGTCGACAGAGTATAAATCTTTCACGATGTCCAAATTACCACTACGCGCCGCATGATAACCGCGATAAATAGGGGCCTCTGCAACCAGAGAATTAAACAATGCATTATTGTAGGTTTCTGAATATCCTGTCGTTCGGAATTCAAACATAAAACCAATATATATACACCAACCGAGAATATTAAATTTCCCTTCCCTAGCAGCGAATAAATTTACATCTTCTAGGTTTAAATGTCCTGTCGTAACCATATACTCTAAAACATCAACATTGTTACATTTAGCAGCGCCATACATGACATAATTATTATAATACTTTTCGATATCTAATTTTAATATTTTTTGGATCAATGTTACGTTCCCTTGCTTACCTAATCTTTTATAAATTTTAGGATAATTTCGTAAAACGTTATTTTCGATGATGATATATTTATCTGGAATGATTCTGTTGTCGAACACTAATTCAATTGTGTATTTGCAAAGGGGATTGTAAAAATCATAAAAATAGCTATTGCTAATAAACCCAGTTTCGTTTATCATTTTCTGAAACGATATTTCTGCATTTGCCAGATGAATAGATAAAGAGTATGTGATTGTGCATACACTGATAAGGGCCCTTTTATCGGACATGAGTAGCATATCAAATATATTCCGCACCGTATCATAATTGAGAGAAAGCATTTTGATTAGACGTCGAAAATATGGAGACGTCACTGTAAAAAAAGATCAATTTTTTTAAATGTTCTCGAAAATATCAAAAAAATTGAAAAAAGGAATGTTATGATAATCCTTTAAATATAATGCCATATTACTCCTAATGGAAAACCCCAACAAAAAACCTTCTAACAAAAAAATCAACAAAACCAATCCAGGAGAATCTGTGCGAACATATGGCAACAAACCAATTTCTGAACGAGTTGGTCACACTGACAACAAGAGTTACAAAACTATGATGAATTACACAACATCACATGATCATGCTTCTCGAAATAATAAACACGGACTGAAAGAAAACATCAGACTCGCAGCTTCAGATCCAAATGGCAACTATGAAATTCCATACAAACATGTCAAAACAGATTTTGACATCATTAAAGGTCAAGGATGGCAAGCGAAAAATAAACACTTTGATGGTTTGTGCAGGGATTTGGAATCAGAAACTAAAAAAAACATCGATTCTGGCTTTCTCGTTGCAGATCTTAGTTGGAGTCTTGCTGCTGATGGTAAGAGCGCCAAAGTTGAAACTTGTATCATTGAAGAGGAGACAGGACGCAGATTAGAAATTGTTGATTTTATTCCTGGTTTGAAAAGGAACACATTTTGATTGAATTAGATAAACAAAATATTTATTTATCTAATCAGGATATTGGTCCGTTCAAAGTGAGATTTGCGTTGATGAGACATCGAACGTGCAAATATTAGTCAATTCAAATGATGTCAAGATATTTGCGTTGACGAGACTTTGAATGTGCAAATATTGGTCAATTCAAGTGATGTCAAGAGATTCGCGGAGATTTGCATTGACGAGACGTTGAACTTACAAATATTGATCCTTTCAAAATGATGTCAAGATATTTGCGTTGACGAGACTTTGAACGTCCAAACGTTGGTCTATTCAAAGTGATGTCAAGAGATTTGTAGAAGTTTGCATCGATGAAACTTTGAACACATCAATATTGACCCATTCAACGAAATGCCAATAGATTTGCATCAACGAGACTCTAACGCGTTAATACTTGCCCGTTCAAGGTGATGTCATGAGATCTGTTGAGATTTATACCAACGAGATTTTGAACATGCAATATCGATCCGTTTAAAGTGATATCAGGAGATTCGCGTTGGCAAGATTTTGGCGTGCGAATATTAATCCATCCAAAGTGATATCAAAGAATCTGTTGAGATTTGTATTGACAAGACTTTGAACGTTCTAATATTAGTCAATTTAAAATGACATCAAGAGATCTGTAAAGATTTGCATCGACAAGACTTTGAACGTTCAAATATTGGTCTGTTCAAGCGATGTTACGAGATTTGTGGAGAATCACTATTTGACATCGAAGATAAAAATAACAAAAATTTGATAACCAATTTAAAATTGATTATTTTAATCAATTTTAATCGACCCCATATATATCAATAGTATCAATGTTATCACTATGCGACGATATATTTCTAAAGTTAAGCGAAGAACTAACAGACAAAGAAAAAATTTATCTAACCATGATATGCAAACAAACAGATACGTTAAAATATAAGTTCATATACAAGGAAGCGATACATGTGTACAAGATATGCAAACTATTATATTTTGATAATTTTGAATGTGTTAGTGTATCGCGCGTATCACGTAAATGTCCGAAAGCTGCCAAACAAATCTCTCTGCGAGCATATTCACCTTCTTTTCCCCCATTTATCACTCACCTAACATATGAATGTAAAAAACCGATAATTAATATTCCACAAACAGTGACACATTTAACATTTGGTAATTCATTTAATCGGGCGATAGATAATATTCCACAATCTGTAACGCATATAACATTTGGCGCTTCATTTGATCAACCAATAAAAGATATTATTCCATCATCAGTGACTCATTTATATTTTGGATTACATTTTGACCAAGAAATTAAAAATTACATACCACATTCGGTTACTCATTTAAAATTTGGTTTCTTTTTCTTCCGATCGCTTTATGGATTGCACGATTCTATCGAAGAAATTGTGGTAGATTTTCGTTATCTAATAGATCAACGTTTGTACGATAAATTTGGATTAAAAATAAAATATGATATATAAAATTTTTATGTATCAAACTGAAGACTTTTCATCAAATCTCTCATATATTTCAGATTCACGTCACTGGTCCATAATCTTTCATCATATATATGTCTGCGATCCTAAATTTCCATTTTTAATAAAAAATGAAAAAACTATTCATAGTCACATATTATCAAACAAATATCAAAATGCTGTCGCTATGTATCGATATGGTTCTAAGAATATCAGAGGAGCTGACCAGCCGTGAAAAAATTTATCTGACAATGACATCCAAACAAATGGATACGCTAAAATACAAGTTTATATACAAACAGAAAGTGAAAATATACGACATAATAGGATTACCATATTTTGATAATTTTGAGTGCGTTGATGTATTGACTTCTACGACCAAATGTCCTAAAGCTGCAAAATATGTTCATTTATATACATTGGTGCAAAAATTTCCGCCGTTTGTTACTCATTTGTTTTATGATCATGATCGATATGTACGTAATATTCCACAGTCGGTTACTCATCTAATACTAGGCGGCGATAGTACACGACCTGCACAAGGTCGAGGATTTAATAAGTCAATCAAAAATTGTATTCCATTATCTGTAACGAATCTTGTATTTGGTTGTATTTTTAACCAACCAATATGTGGTTCTATACCACATTCGGTCACCCATTTGAAATTTGGTAAGCACTTTAACAAATCAGTTCGAGATCTGCCATTATCAGTGACACATTTAATATTAGGCCAGAATTTTAATAAATTTGACACGTTTTCGCCAACTACAAACATAATATATCTCCAGATGCACTGTTATTACTGCCATCATGAACTAAAAATACCGTCAGTTAAATATCTAGAAATATTGCATTTTGATTTTATTATCGAAAAAAATATACCACAGTCTGTGACGCATTTGACGTTACATAATTATGTTGGTTCGATGCTTAAATCCATTCCTAAGTCTGTAACCCACCTGACTTTTGGAAACGATTTTGATAGATCAATAAAATATTTAAATATATCCTCCGTTACGCACATTTATTTTGCTGATAATTATAAACATCCGATTAAACGGAAATGGTTGCCCGATTCTGTTATTGTAATAAAAGTAGGGGAAAATTTTTTATAGGTGTCAGAACATGACTAATAAAAATTTTTGTTAGTCATATTCGATAGATTGTCAAAAAAAATTGATAATCTGAATCGCTGGCACATTATCCAAATTTATAATCAAAAATGTTATCACTATCATATGAACCGATCATCGAAATATGCGAACTTTTAACTGATCGCGAAAAAATAAGATTAAGCATGGTATCAAAATATATGGATCGTATCAAATATAAATTAACATATCATGAAAAACAAAAAATTGAAAAGATTAGAAACTTATCATATTTCAATAATTTTAGTAATATTTGTGTGTCCGAAAAAAATGGCGTATATCCAATATTTGTAAAACAAATATTTTACGACGTTTATGATTCAGGTGCACTAAAAAATCTTCCGTCAACAGTCACACATTTAACCTTTAATTACAGTTTTAACGACACATTGTGTGATATTCCACAAACAGTAACACACTTAGAGTTAGGATGTAAATTTTATCGATATGAAACGTTTCCGACAATTATTAATGTAACGCATTTAACAATATATTCATGCATCGAGAGACGTAATATATTCATACCATCGTCTGTTAAAAATTTAAAAATCTATAATTTTGATGGAACAATCGAAAAAAACATACCCGAATCAGTGTCACATCTAACATTGGTTCGTAAATATTGGATGATGCCAGAATGCATACCGACATCTATCACTCATTTAATATTTGATGATTGGTTTGGAGATCCAGTTGATAATTTAACAATGTTGTTCGTAACACATTTAACATTCGGAAAAGGATTTAATCATCCAGTCGATAAGTTGATAATTCCAAATGTCGCTCATTTGGTATTTGGAGAACGGTTTAATTATCCGATCGATAAGTTGGTAATGCCAAAGGTCACACATTTGACATTTGGCGAATGTTTTGATCAATCGATATACGAGTTACCTTCATCGATCATAAAAGTTACGATAAGCAAAACGTATAGACGAACAATAAGCAAAGATATAACATCAAGAGTTCAAATTATGAGAATTTGATAAGTAAAAAATTTATTTATCAAAAAAAATTGACAAACGAACCGACATTGGCATCAATTATAGATAACGACCAAAATGTTAACGCTATCATATGAAATGATAATTGAAATATGTGAATTCTTAACGGACGGCGAAAAAATAAAACTAAGCATGGTATCAAAAATGATGAATCATATAAAGTGCAAACTAACGTATTACGAAAAACAAGATATCAAAAATATAATAGACCTGCCGTACTTTGATAATTTTGTTTATGTTGAAATATCTAAAAAGACGAACACGTGCCCGAAATTTGCAAAATATGTACGTTATAATAAGAACAATCCATGTACTTTGAAAAAACTTCCTTTATCGGTTATCCATCTAAGATTTTATAATAAATTTGCAGGATCACTATATAAGATCCCGTCGTCGATAACACACTTGAAATTAGGTTCAAAATTTTACAGATACAATACTTTTCCGGAAGTTGTCAATATAACACATCTAAGAATATTTTCTTGTACTTATTTCAAAAATGTGTGGATACCTCCCTCTGTTAAACATTTAAAAATTTATAATTTTGATCGTGCGATAGAAAAATGCATACCAGAATCAGTAACACATTTGACATTAGTTTATAAATATCTTAATATGCCAACATACATACCAACATCTATCACTCATCTATATTTTCACGATAAATTTGATTCATTGATTAGTAACTTGACTATGCCATCTGTTACGCATTTGACCTTTGGGAATAACTTTAATAATTTAATTATCAACATGGCAATACCAAAAGTCACGCACTTGACGTTCGGTAATGATTTTAATCATAGGATTATGAACATATTCATGCCTAATGTTACGCACTTGACTTTTGGAAATAAATTTAATCAGATAATTATTAATACGGAAATTCCAAATATTACTCACATTACATTCGGAGAAGATTTTAATCAATCTATCAACGACATATCACAATCCGTTATTTGGATTGCGATAAACAAAAAATATAACAAATTTATAGATGAGCGTGTAGCATCAAGAGTCGAAATTGTGAGAATTTGATAAGTAATAAATTTATTTATCAAATTCGTACACAGCAATATCTAAATTTGGTCTATCACGATCAAGAATCCGACGGAAAGATTTTTTGTTCCAAGGACAAATTTCTGTTTCATTAGAAACTAATCCACAAGTGTCCCTGTTAATCCCACGCAACCATTTTAGCACATCAATATGATTATGTTTTATTATTGCGTTACATGCGGATGCATCCCATTCACATCCTTGTTCTCTCGCCCAAACAATTATATGCAGATGTCCATTCTTTGCTGCTATTTTAATAATTGTTTCATCTAATTTACAACCACATGAATACAAATATTTTAATCCTTCCAAATTACCTGTCTTCGCTACTTGTCCACAATTATAATCATCAAATTCGCTGCCCCATTCAAACAACAATTTTAGTATTTGCAACAAATTATCACTATTATTTGCAATTGCTACATCTGTCGGTAAATATGAGTCAAAAAACTGCCCCCTTTTGTGTACAATTGGACATTCTAGATCATGCAACCAAGATATCATCTCAATATTAGTGCTTGCTATAGCTGCCAAAAACACCGAATCATCAAGAAGGGGAAAATTTTTAGAATGCAGATATTGCAAAGATTCGAGGTTACCTGATGACGCTACCTTCCTCGATACAGAAACGTCTACAGAAATTAGATCATTGTCATATAACCATTGCAAAATATGGATATGGCCACCAACAACATCGCTATGATTACAACCCTTTTCCCATACAAATTTTATAACATCGAGATGACCAAATTGGACAGCACCTAGATAAACGTTATCTAAACTAACCATATTTATATCGTACAAATACTTTATGATTCCTAAATCTCCTCTGCATGCTGCGTAATAACCACCAGCGCGAGATCCTTTTTCTATCAAAAATTTTAGTGTATCTATGTCTGTTGCATATTCTGCAGAATAAGATTGAATTTCAAACCCACATCCCAACAACCATTTTATCATTTTTAAATTTCCTTTTTTGGCAGCGTAATCTATGGCGTATTCATAGCGATAGTCATTTTCGATCATCCATTCAATAATGTGATAATGATCATATTTCACAGCCGCGTACATAATATCTGAGTAATTAATGTCGTATGAATACGATTTAAATATTTTTTGGATCAAATCTAAATTGCCTTGTTTGGCAATTTCTTTGGAAATATTGGTAAGTTGTAATACATTATTTTCGATGACTATATATTTATCTGGAATTTCTCTGTCATCAAATAGCAATTCGATTGTATATTTGTAAAGAGGATTATAAAATGCATAAAATTTATTTTTGCCTGTGAACTTAGTTGTGTTGATCATTTTTTGGAAAGATAATTCAATATTTGGCATTTGAGCCGACAGCGAATGCATATTATGACATGTGCGAATGAAAGATCTTTTATCGGTGATCGCCAATATATTAAATACGTATTGTAATGTATCGGAATTTAGAGTAAGCATTTTGATAGAACGTTGTGAATTTATAAAAATTAAATCTAAAAAGATCAATTTTTTGGGACATCTCCCATACGCAGATGAGAGATGTCGCCGAAAGTTTATCAAAAAAAATTGAAACTAAAACAATCAAAAAATATATGTTATCATACAATTATAAAAATGTTACCATTGATCCCCGATACAATATTAAAAATATCTGAATTTTTGCGAGACAGCGAAAAGATAACGCTGACTATGACGTCTAAATTTTTGGATACGTTCAAATATAAATTTATATATAACGAAAAGGTTCGTGTTCACAAAATAAAAAACTTATCATATTTCGATAATTTTAGTAATGTGCAAGTATATAATACGAGACAAAAATGTCCAAAAAATGTTAAATATATACATTACTTTGCATGTTCAAATAATATACCACAGTTTGTCACAACAGAAAATAATCCAGTCGGGATGACTCATTTGACGTTCGATCAAAAATTTAATAATTCAATCAAAAACTGTATCCCGCCAACGGTAACTCATTTATATTTTGGCACTCTCTTTAACCAACCAATTGATGATTGTTTGCCGCAATCCCTAAAATATTTAATGTTCGGATGGGATTTTGATCAGCCGATCAATAATTGTATTCCTCCATCAGTTATATGCTTAATTTTTGGAACCAGATTTAATCATCCGATCAAAAATTGTTTATCATCTTCGTTAACACATTTATACTTCGGTTATTATTTTAATCAATCAATAGAAGGTTGCTTACCTGACTCAATAACTCGCTTAACATTTGGTGACTACTTTAACCAACCAATTAAAAATAACTTGCCGAGATCGTTAACACATTTAGTGTTGAGAAAGGACTTTAACCAACCAATATTAAATTCTTTGCCAAATTCAGTGACATTTTTAGAATTAGGACAACATTATGATAAGTTATTACGTGATATACCAGCATCAGTTACTCGTTTGATGATCGATTATCACGGAATAAATGTTGCGTCGTTGAATAAATTACCAGCAACAATAACAGACTTGATATTGTGGGGTAATTTCGACATCAAAATCCCAGGCTATATTCCGTCAACAATAAAAGACTTAACTTTTGGAAACAACTTTCTTGGTCCTATAAATGAACGAATTCCACCATCTGTTACACATCTAACGTTTGGTTACAAATTTACTCTGCTGATCAAAAATTGCATTCCGTCATCAGTTACACATTTAACATTTGGATCCGGTTTCGAACAATCAATTAAGAATTGTATCCCATCATCAGTTACACATTTAATATTTGGATCCGGTTTCGAACAATCAATTAAGAATTGTATCCCATCATCAGTTACACATTTAATATTTGAAGGTACATATAGCAAACCGATTGATCATTTATCTCTGACGATTGAGATAGAAATGGATGGAAAAATAATAAAACGTAATTAAAAAAATTGATAAAGAAACTACTATAGTCACCTTATCAATTGAATACAACAAATGTTACCATTACTCGATGAATTAATTATCCAAATTAGCGACTGGCTAACCGATAAGGGAAAAATATATCTAACAATGACGGCAAAGCGATTTGATAAATTAAAATATAAATTCATGTATTGTCGCGATGATTTTATCAGTTTGAACAAAATCAGTGATTTATCATATTTTGATAACTTTGAATTCGTTGAAATATTTAGTGCGGCGAGTGTTTGTCCCAAATATGTAAAGAAAGTTTTCTATGGATCATATTCTGATATTATGCCACCGTTTGTAACACATTTAGCATTTGGTCGGAAATTTAACCAACCTATCAAAAAAGGTAGCCTTGATGGTCTTGGGATAACAAATTTGTCCCTCGGCTGGAAATTTAATCAACCTGTATTAGATTGTATACCAAATACGGTTACGCGGTTGACGTTTAGCGCTGCTTTTAACCATCCAATTAAGGATTGTATTCCTCTATCAGTAACCCATCTAACTTTCGGGATTGATTTTAATCAATCAATAAGAGATTGTATTTCTCCATCAGTAACCCATCTGACTTTCGGCGATGAGTTTAACAAATCAATAGAAGATTGTATCCCTTCATCAGTGACTCATTTAATATTTGGTAGAGATTTCCGACAACCAATAAATAATTATCTACCTAAATCTCTAATTTCGCTAAAACTGGGACATTATTATGATCAACCGTTGGATGATTGTATACCAAACACTATTACGCACTTGACATTAACTAGCCATCTAAATCTAAAAATGATGGATCATATACCAAAGTCGCTTACTCATCTAACATTTGGTCATTTTTTTGACGGCACAATCAGTGGTTACATACAGCACGGCGTGACTCATTTAACATTTGGTCACTGTTTTAACCAACCGATTGAGGGATGTATTCCGCGATCGGTAACTCATCTGACGTTTGGTCCCAGTTTTGATTATCCTATTACCAACTGCCTGCCACATTCGCTCGTTTATTTGGCATTTGGTACATATTTTGATCAAGTATTAGATGATACTATACCAACATCTGTAAAGGAAATAAAAATACACCAAAGGTATCGCCAACGAATAGACGACAACATCAAATCAAGAGTCAAAATATCGTGGTTTTAGTATTGATTTTAGATAAAAATTGATTATCAAACGGCGTGGATATTGTCAATAATAAATCAGCAAGATACAATCGTTTATCAAAGATGTTGTACTCAAAATCATTGAAAAACGCAAGTTTAGAATAATAAACAAATCATTTTGATAAATAAAAATTTTACCTATCAAACTTAAAAAAATTGATTACAAAAATGTGAGCAAGCTATCATAATAAGATATAATTAAAAGATGCTCTCAATGTGCTCCGATCTTGTAATCAGAATTTCAGAATTTCTATCCGATCGAGCAAAGATAAGGATGACGGCGATTTGCGTTTTGATGGACAGATTCAAACATAAATTTACGTATTATGACAAGGCAAATGTTAAAATAATATCGATGTTACCATATTTTAATAATTTTAGATTTATAGAAACGTTTACAGATTATATTGGACAATATCCAAAGCTAGTTGAGTTTATTTATTTTGAAGCGAACGATGACAATATACCTGCGTTTGTTACTCATTTAAAATTTGCGACCAAATTTAACAAATTAATAACAAAATGTCTACCATCAACGATAAAATATCTGACATTTGGTGCGGATTTTAATAAATCTGTCGAAGGATGCATTCCTTATTCAGTGACTCATCTAACGTTTGGTATCTGTTTTAATAAATCTGTCGAAGAATGCATTCCCAGTTCAGTGACCCATTTGATATTTGGAAACAGGTTCAATAACCCTATTAAAAATAATATTCCGAATTCAGTTATTCATCTAGAATTTGGCATGGAATTTGATCAACCGGTCCAAAAAGAAGATATTCCCGATTCTGTTGTGAGCTTGACATTTGGATGGAAATTTAATCAACCAATTGTCTGTTGCATTCCGAAACGCGTAAAATATTTAGAATTTGGTCATCATTTTAACCAATCTATTCGAAATGCTATCCCTGAATCTGTAACTCACTTAACATTTTTATCGACGCGTGTGCCGTTCAAATCAATTCCTTTGTCAGTTACACATTTAAAATTGGGATATTTCTTTAACGCGCCAATAAATATATCAACATCATACATCACACATATATCAATTGGTTATTCATTTGATCATCCTCTGAAAAGTGATTGTTTTCCATCTTCCATAACCAGAATAGATTTGTCTAGCAACTATCGACGACCAATACCCAGTGACTTGTTATCAAAAGTGGTCAAATACTAATGGCTAATTACTCAATTAGTCATTGCACAAAAAAATTGAAAATTGAATTATAAAAAATATCCATCTATCTAACTATTATTAAAGCCTATGGAACAAGTTATCGAATCTGTTCCATTACCATTAGAAACATTTGACGACTCAGATGTTCCCTCATTGACAACATATTTGCAATACGCATGGTTAGGATACGTCGGAGGCGAAATTGATGATGAATCAAATAGATGATTGTATATGATAAAAAATTGATTAATTTATTATCATGTATTACTATATGATATTTACATCAAAAATGGATATAGTACCTAATGAAATAGTTTATAGATGGATTAAAAAACGACTAATAATAGTGTGTAAGCGATGGTATGCGATATGGTGTACAAAACCGATGATGGTAGATTTACATCAAATAAATTTCCACACCAGTGATTTGAGTTGTCCTGTGAATAGTCTTATCAAATTCAAAAATCTACAAGTATTGCGTTTAGGTAAATATTCAAACATTGATTCGTCAATAAAAACGCTAACATCTCTAAAAACGATAATATTAGATCAAAATATTTATGTCATCGATAAAAAGTTACGCCACTTGACTAACATAACATCGTTATCACTGGCAAATAATGAATTGATAACAATAGCATCATTAAAATATCTCACCAATTTGACAAAACTAAATATTGAGTCAAACGATAACATTGATGACGAAATGATCGGATCGCTGACAACATTGAAAACATTAATTCTTAATTCTAACGAATGCGTTACGGGCGAAACGTTATGTCGTTTAACTAATTTAAATTCGTTGTCACTGGTGGGAAACAAACATGTTCCAAATAAAACATTAGTTACGCTAGCCAATTTGACAAAATTAGTATTTGCACATAATGGTATCCGTGATGATACATTAAAATGTTTAACAGGAATTCAACAATTATCGATATATGGAAGTAAATACATAAGCGATGCATCAATAATACATCTTACAAACTTGACTCATTTGAGCATAGGGGGATGTGAACATGTGACTGATGCATCGATTCAATATTTGACAAAAATAACGCGTATGTTCGTTTCAAATTATCCGCATATTACAAGTAATTCTCTGGAACGGCTATTACATTTGACACGATTGACTACACAAAATTTTGAAAGCTCTTTTTCAAGATTAACAAGTTTGCGAACTTTGGTACTTCGTTGTCAAATTGGTAAGATTGATTGGATTAGTTACTTAACTAATTTAACATCATTATCTTTGTATAATATGGATAATGTAACGACAGATCATGTACAATCACTAACTAATTTGCGTAAGTTAAATATAGCAAGTAGCGATAATATCAAAAAGGAAGACATTAATCTCCCACTGGTAAAAAAAATAACTTCATTAATTTTATAACCTGATGAATAAAATTTTTATTCATCAGAATATGCGTCCTATATGAGTAACAGAACTAGGTATGTCATTCTTATTCGATTTGAGGTCAAAATATCTTCCAAATTTTAGATGCGTAACAGAGCTGGGGATGCAACCTTTTATGTTTTCATTAAAATACCCATCAAATGTCAGATGAGTGACAGAATTTGGTATTTCTTTTTTTAACGATTGAACAAAATACCAATTATATCTATAATTTGGTGCAGGTAATTCTCCATCTTGGTATAAAGTCAAATGGGTCACAGTCGATGGTATGATTAAATTACGTTGCGTAAAAATCTCGCAATTTGCATAACAATTTATACGGAGCGTTTTGATATTTTTAGGAAATTTTATAACTCCACGATTGATCAATACCGACTCAAAATTGTCATAAAATGGCAAATCATATACCTTCGCAGCACCAATTTGATCAGTATAAATCAATCTATATTTGTATTCATTCAACGCTACAGAAACAGCTGCGAAATAAATTTTTTCTTTGTTGTTAAGATAGTTACATACTTGTGAAAAAATATCATAACTAAACATTTTTGATTATGATATTAATACGGCTGTCGAATGATTATTAAATTCAATTTTTTGATTGCATGTATTCAACTATACGTTTGTCATCCGAATTGATTCCCAAATTATATATTTCATCACTCAATTTTTGACCATTTTCAATTGCAAACTTTAAAATATTGATATGATGATTAGTAATCACTTCAAAATAAATATCGTTATCCCAAGGGCAAATATCAGTTTCGTCCGAAATTAATCCACATTTGTCTCTATCAACGCCGCGCAACCATTTTAAAACATCTAAATTGCCAGATTTTTCTGCATTTCTACACGCATGTGCATTCCACGGACAACCTTTTTTTCGCGCCCAAATGATAACATGTAAATATCCCTGGTATGCTGCATAAGCGATGACGCGTTCATCTAAACGGCAACCATTTGATACAGCAAATTCTAATATTTCAATATTACCGTGACGAGCAGCTTCATGGCAAACTTCATCACGCAATGTATATCCCCATTCAACTAATAATTTTAAGATTTCAAGACCATTGTCCGTTCTTGCTGCAAGTAGGTCTGGATAGAGGCAAATCGGGAATCCAGATTCGTGCAAATATTTGATCATCTCGATATTTTGAAATCTGATAGCATTAGCAAATGCATGTTCGTCGATCGGAATCCCGATTGATTGAAGATATTTCAAACATTCCAAATTAGCTGTACATATATTAACATCCGGTTGAATCAAACCAGTTTCTTTCAACCATTCTAAAATGTACACATGATTGCAAACAAAAGATTTCCCCAACGAATATCCTTTTTCGTATCCGAATTTCAAAATATCTAAATGACCCCCGCACACTGCTCCTTCGCATATCCTATCCAAACGCATAGCCGGATCATCAAAATACAAATATTCTATCACATCCATATGACCACTCCGTGCAATATAATAACAATCAATGGAGACGTATCGATATTTCATCAAATAATCCAAAATTGCTCCTTTTTCGCGAACGTTACGAAATGTTGAACGCGAAAACATGCCGCCTTGTTCGACCAACCACGTCAACGTCTCATAATTTTTACCACGAATCGCTGCTGAAGTTGCATAATCATCATACCATATTCCTTTCCATTTCTTCTTTTCACAAACCCATTTCAAAATCTCAATATTATTCGCTCTTGCAGCCCCTTTTATTAAATCTTTTACATTGTCAAGATAATATGGATGCATAGTTAATATTTTCTTGATCGTTTCCAACCTGGCGAACGAACCAAGTTTTTCATAAACCCGAGGATATCGATATAATATTTGATTTTCCGGAACTATATATCTATCTGGAATGTCATATCCATCAAACAACAATTCAATAGTGTATTTATAAAGAGGATTATAACGTCCAACGTATGTAAAATAAGTATCGTTTATCATTTTTTGGAATGATAACTCGATTTTTGGCATGTGATCTGATAAGCGATGAATATTTTTGCATGTACGAACGAAAGATCGCTTGTCTGATATCGGCAAAATATGAAATAGTTGATGACAAATATCAGAGTTTAGCATAATATGACGTCATAATACATAGATTTGTTTGTTACAGATTGATTTTTCAATTTTTATCGTTAAGAAAAATTGAAAAAAAAAGTCTACGCAGTAACATTAAAACAATGCAGCAAAAATGAATCGCGAACTATATATAAAATTATGGTTTCTCAAGCAAAAATTACTAGAAAATAAAGATCTATATGTTTTGGTATCAGAAATATTTTTCGGATTATATTGTGACTACGTTATTAATCTTGATGACATTGTTTTAGCGAATTATGTTCGTGATAATATTTATAGATGCATTAATTCCGTAGCTCCTCACCATGCACCATTTACGATATCATTTGGGCAACGAACAGCAGAACTAAACAAGCGCAGGAAATTAATATATGTAGATGATAATAGTATGAGTACAATTGCTGATGAACTGTTATCAAAAATCATATTAAATCGTATCAAATACCCAAAAAAAATTGACATTTTTAACATACTTATATATATTTCACATTCCATATAGCATATCCTGATACTTCATTATTTTGAGTTCTATGGACATGGCCGACGTTGCTGACCATCCAAATAATGATGTTCTGCTCGATAAATCTATAAATACTTACGCTTTCTCTCATTTTTATGACCGTTCATCTATCCCTTTTTTTCAAAATCTTTGGTTTCCTCCCACCCCCGATTCTCTCGATTCCAATTCTAGGTCTTTCCGAGGATATTCTCATTCAGATGTTTGCTATTCTATTTATAAAAAAGACAAAGAAGATATTGTTGATCTTGATTCTGTACATAATTATTATGAAATATTGCGTTCTTCCGTGCCGGATGTACCTGAATCTACTGAGTCAACCGATTTAATTCAGAAGTGTGTCGGTCTCAAACAAGATCTACCGCCTGGACACATCATGCGATCCAAAAAAATCAGAATTTTTCCTGACGCTGATTATATTAAACATTTCAATAAATGTTTCGGTGCCAGCCGTTATCTTTATAATAAAACTATCGCTACTTTCAAGGATATGATCAGTGAAATAGAACAAGAATATGTTGAGGATGCTATCACTCATGGATGCATCAAGGTAACTACGCAACAAGTCAAAAACAATAAACCTGCTAAAAAAATGGTTAAACAACAAAATCAGGGTAGCAAAACTGTCAAGAAAATTACTAAGCAACCTATTAAGAAAATTTCTAAAAGATGTGGACTACGATTAGCCGGTCTTTATTTTTGCGAAAAACATTCTAAATGTAAAATCAAATATGATATTCCTCTTGGATTTCGTCATTGGAGAAGTTTGATGGTCAAAGATAAAAGTAATATATCTGATGATGAAAAATGGTTATTAGACGTTCATTTTGATACCCGCCAGTTAGCTATTAAAAATGTTATTGGTGGGATCAAATCAGCATTTACTAATTATAAAAAAGGAAACACTAAGGAATTTGAAATGAAATTCAAATCCAGAAAAAATGGCCGCGATCGATTTTATATTGATCACAGAACTTTGAAGCCTAATTTTGTTCTTTTTGCCAAAAAATTTCAGAAACCTCTTAAAATATCCAAAAGAGACGTAAAATGGTTATCAAATCATTTACAAACGGATAAAATAAGTGACATGGTGATATCAAGAGAAAAACCAGGCATGTATTTTCTGCAAGTTCCGTATGAAACTACTCTTTCTCGTGGTATACAACGGGATTCAGCTGTTGCAATAGATCCAGGGGTAATCACACAAGGAACGTTTTATGATCCGACAGGGATATGTGGTAAATTGGGAGACGGCCTAGGAAAAAGAATTGGTGATATATTTCCAAAAATGGATTACGTCAAGTCAAAGATTGCGAAAGAAATTAACAAGCTTAATGAGATTAAGAAAACAGAAAATTTTACGACGACGGAAGAAAAAATAAGAAAGAAAGTGAAACACAAAGAGAAGCGCAAGAAAGCGCGGATCAAAAAGTTAAAAAGTCAAATAGAAGATGAAGAACAAAAACAACAACTTTTGATGACCGACGATTTGAGTTCAACAAAAAGAAAAAAAATGACGAAAAGATCAAAAGATCGGGTTGTTAGATTAGAAGACACTTTGATAAAATTAGAGGATAAACCGATAAAAATATCAAATGTTTATTATAATTTGAAAGAGTCACGTAAAAGAATTAAGCGGTTGAAGAAAACTGAACGGACTATATTGAAAAAGAAACAAAATATAACAAAGGAATCACATCAAAAAATTATAAGTCACTATGTGTGCAATTATAAATATATAATAATCCCAGAATTTAACGCACGAGGAGTAGCACGAAAACAGAAAGCGCAAGGAATGAAAAAAGAAGCACGGAAAACGATGGGAATGTGTCACGGAAAATTTCTAGAAAGACTGAAAACCAAAGTCGAATCAGTAGAAGATTGTAATCTAATAATAGTAAAAGAAGACTACACAAGTCAGACATGTGGAAGGTGTGGAATACTACACAAAGTAAAAAGATCAAGAGAATTCAACTGTCCGAATTGCGGAGTATACCAAGATAGAGATACAAATGCAGCGAGAAACATCTTCGTAAGAGGATTGCTGCAAAGATAAAATAAAAGCAAAAGGGGTTGCTAGTGCTCCGACCTTCGGGAAAATGATCTTATAAATAGTCTAAGTAAACATACTCATTCATTGATATGATTTGATATGATTTATACTAGCTGAAACTTATTCAAAACACATGCAAATTTGATGACATATTTCAAGCAGGAAATTATCATATTCGTTATGATTATGGCAATAAAATGACAAGATGGAACACCACATATAAAACATACGATACAGGAAATCCATATGGTTCCACAAAATTTGATTATTTCCAACTCAAGTTACTGGCATTTGCACCAAAAAGAATTCTATTGATTGGCAATTTGATGAATGTTTCTTTTTCGAAAAAAGTTTTCTATTCGCCACATTCACGAGTCACACGTAAGACGATCGAAAATATATACAACAAACATTCGCAAACCTATTTGACTCTCTATGATTTGGACGTCGCAATTTTTGCAGCAACTAATCGATCGAAGTTAAAAAATAACAAGAACGTCAAAGTGTCCAAAAATATCACGATTTCAATAAAACCTGATTGTTGTATCGCACGATTAGAATTGCAATACGTCTATGCCAAACCCTAATTTTATAGATAACATACAATGTCATCTATAAAAAATTGATATTTACAGTCCATAACACCCTCATATGAAGATCCTCTATCGAGGAGTTTTCATAATGTACTTAAACGCAGTTTTGCACGTTATGATAAAGTTTCTTCAATATCTGCATCTTTTGATAATCAAATATTACCGATAATATATCTTTCTGTTTACGTCATAGATAAATTCGCAAAGAAAAAATCTAAATACGTAGATATAGAAAAGGCGAAAAGATATTTTAGAGTGGAAAACAATCGATACAACCATAAACAAAATCGCATATTTAAACAGTGTCAGTGTGGTGACCGTTATCCATTTGATAATTTAAAAAATTGTTGTCGCGATCAAAAAACCAAAGAAGACTTGTTCATAATCTGATATTTTAATAACTATTTTAATTATCAAAGTAACATCTTGCCTCTCATCAAATCGTACGATCTCTCTTCTTCAAAATATTCGACCATATCATCGATCAATGCATCATCACTATCATAAGTCCACTTAATCTTATTATCAATAATAAAATCTTCTGCTAACTTGGATCTGCAATGACCTACTGCCATCAATAATGCAAAAATGGTATCCGAATTTCGATAACCTTTTATTTTTTTCTCATGTTTGTCGGCTAGATTCAATAAAATTTCCATATTACAACCACAGCTCTCTTCACTCGAAGCCCACTCTTCTGCATATTCAAACAATATCCTACAATCCCATTCTATAAAATTGATCAACCATAACATATCTGTCTTACGGATCTCAATTCTTCCAGCGAATATATCGAACGCAACAATTTTCCCAATGAGAATTTTTAGTTCTTTTTTCTTGTTGACACGTTTGCTCAACAATTTTAGAGTTTTAACAGCATCACGCACGAGAGATTTTACGTCTTCGAATTCAGAGCAGTTCTCATATCCCGGCGTTTCATCATAATAATTTGATTCATCCAAATAATCGAATGCGCCTGTAAATCGGTCGACCCATTTGGCATAATATTTTTTGATATTTTTAGTATCTTTTAATTTTTCTTTCATAACATCATGTGTGAGATACATTTATTGTTAGTAATAGGATATTATTTATAATAAACATTTTCGCAACCATTTGTCGACGCGAATTCCAAAATAGCATCACGATTTTGGTCGCCTGCAGTAGTGCAAAGATCTTCATTCCAAGGGCAAATTTCAGTTTCATTTGAAGGCAGGCCACACGTTTTCCTGTCAAATCCACGCAACCATCTCAATACGTCCAGATGATTGTCGCCTACTGTGGCAGCACATGCTTCAACATCCCACTCACAACCGTGTTCACGAGCCCATACAATAATATGTAAATGTCCTCTAGCTGCCGCATGTTCAATAATTCCTTTGCTCAATTTGAAACCTTTTTGTATTAAAAAGTCTAATATTTCCAGATTTCCATAATATGATACATAAACACAAAAATGATCGCTAAAGAGATGTCCAGAATCGAACAATAGCTTCAAAATTGGTAAAGAAGTAGCCACAGTTGCCATCAATGTACGATCACAACCATTATTCTGTATGAACATAAATTTATCATAGGGACAATTATTTTTAAGCAACCACACGATCATATCAATATTTTTGCCACATACCGCTTTATAAAACACTGATTCTGTAAAAATAGGATATTCATGAGCGTACAACAATTGCAAACATTCAAGACTACCCGTGGATGCAACCATTTCAGATATTTCAATACGTGGTTGAATATGATCATTATCGATTAACCAAGTCAGAACATGTAAATGGCCACAAACAAAATTCTTCCTTAATTTTTCTCCATTTTCGTACGCAAATTTCAAAATATCAAGATGACCAGCTTTGGCAGCTGAACGACACGCATCACATAATGATGTCGGACAGAGAGAATACAAATGTTTTACCATATCAATTCGTCCTTTAGATGCTGCGTCATATCCTGAAATATCATATATTTGTTTATCATTGACAAGATATTTCAAAATATCAGTGTGACCATTTCCGGCTGCATAACAAGCCGCCAAATCACCGGCTATAAAATTTTGTTCTTCGAGCCATTTTAGCGTCTCAAATTGTCCTCCTTTAGCAGCAGATGCAATTAAATTTTCACAGCGCCCATAATTTTTTTTTATTATCAACCATTCTATTATTTTAATGTTTCCTGATTTAGCAGCAGCATGAATTATTGCGTAATAGTTTTTGATCGTAAAATTAGTATCATTGATTTTCAGCATTTTTTTAATTAAGGGAAGATTGCCTCTTTTGATAAGATCTCTATATATTTTAGGATATGCATACAAAATCTTGTTTCTAGAAATAATATATCTATCTGGCATCATGTACCCATCAAATAATAGTTCAATCGTATATTTATAAAGAGGATTATAGAAACCATAGAATCTCCTATGACCCAAATATTTTTTTTCCTTAATCACAGTTTGAAATTTTTTTTCAATATCGGGCATAAACATAGAAAACACGTACATATCTTTACATGTACATATCAAAGTTCTCTTATCCGATATCGACAGAATATCAAATAGATATTTACGCGTATCAACATTTGAAGCGGCTAACATTTTAATATCCAACATATATTTCACCTGCTAGGATATATATTTATCAATTTTTTCAAAAAAATTGATAAAAATAACGCACTAATAAAATTATTGCTCCAATTATTACAAAATGATCCCTCAATACAAATATTTTATCGCACATACAACAGAGATACCACCATCTGTTACGCATCTAACTTTTGCGGACGATTTTAATCAACCACTAATGAATTGCATCCCGACATCTGTTACTGATTTAACATTTGGAACGTATTTTGACCAATCCATAAAAGATCAAATCCCGCCATCCGTAAAGCACTTAGAATTTGGTTGGATGTTCAATCAACCTATTGAAGGAATTCCGAATTCGGTGACATATTTGAAATTTAGTTTTCATTTTAACCAACCTATAAAAGGCTACATGCCAACATCGCTTACACATTTAGAATTCTGTTGTCGCTTTAATCAACCGATCGATAGTTTGCCGGCAACTTTGACGCATCTAATATTTGGCGGGGATTTTGATCAATCGATAGATAATTGTATACCCAATGTTACACACTTAGAATTTGGCACCTGTTTTGACCAACCGATCAAAAATAATATACCTGAATCAGTAAAAGAATTAATATTTGGCCGTTGTTTTGACCAACCGATCGAAAATTGTATCCCAAAATCAGTAACTAAACTAAAATTTGGCGGATATTTTGATCAACCAATCAAAGATAGCATCCCACCATTCGTCACTCATTTAGAATTTGGCGACCATTTTAAGCAACCAATCGAAAATTGCATTTCACAGACAGTGACGCATTTAACGTTCGGAGATTTTTTTAATCATCCTATCGATGTACCATCTGTGACGCATTTGAAACTCGGAAAATATTACAATCAACCAATCAATGCGCAGTCACTTACGTATTTAGAAGTAGGTTTTTATTTTAGACAACCAATATTTTATAATGAACAATCATCCATTACGCACTTTGTATATAATTCTGACAATGATCTATCTATCGTGGGAAAAATACCAAAATCTGTCACACATTTGACGCTTGGTAAACATTTTAATCATCCGATAAAAAACTATGTATCATCATCTATTACTCATCTGACCCTAAACCGTTATTTTGATCAATCATTGGAAAATAATCTACCATCCTCTGTGAAGTATTTGACGTTCGTTGGCAGAATAGATGAAGAAATGAAAAAGAAAGTGCCATCTTTCGTCACGCATTTTATGTTTGGAGGCTATCTGAGCGAATCAGTTGATAATAGATACCGTCCAGGAGTGACGCATTTGATATTGAATGCAAATGAAAGCGTGTGTGATATTCCGTCATATATAACTCATGTATCATTTGGGGTAGGATTTGATCGATTGTTGGATGATTTGCCATTGACAGTGGAGGAGATTGAATTATTTGAGGATTATAGGCAGCCGATTGATGAAAGTGTGAGATTGAGAGTGAAGATATCGTTGGTTAGAGAATGATCATATTGATAATATTTTATTATCGATATGTCCATAGATGTTATTATACGTCTTACGATATCTGCAAAATTGCAGATATTTATGGTCTAAAATTTCGTAATTATATCGCTACAGTATGTCAAATTTAAAAAACGTGTACACGCTAATTTCTATTATAGGTTGTTTTAGTTGCTTTACGACTAAATCGGATAAGATGGACAAGTTGCCTCGGCGGTTGCCCAAATAAAAATAGCTCTTTTTGCTAGCTTATCCGATTATTGTCCGAGTTGCTCGAAATTCAGCCCCAAAATTTTTTCCAGACCGTCGGAAAAATAACTTGACTTTTCTAATACTTTTCGATTATTAATATGATGGAATAGAACATATATTTAATATTTTTAACTAATAGAAGGAATAGAACATATATTTGACATATTTACTAACAGATAAAAATAAAAACATATATTTGATACTTTTATTAACAAAAGATATAGTGTACATATTTCATATTTCGATTATAACAGAAGTAATAGATGATAGATTCTATCCCTTCTGTTAATAATTAAAAATATTAGGATATATCCATTTGATATAACTGAAAAGAACCGGTATATATGGTCGCTATCGGGAATGACGTTCGATTCTTAATTGTTATTTTTTATATCATTATTAGATATTGATATAACGATAACGCGCAAGGATCGAAACGCCGCCCTCGAGACGACCCATATCCTATTCCCTCTGCTAATAATTGAAAGTATCTGAATATATCCTTCTATTGTGATTGAAACGCATCAAATATGTTCTATTTCTTCCTGTCAATAATTAGAAGTGTCAGAACATGTTATTCTGTTGTAATCGAAGTATTATTCTGTTAATAATAGGAAAATGTTAGAAAATTATTGAATCTTATTTTTTCTGACGGTCTGGAAAAAATTTTGGGGCTGAATTTCGAGCAACTCGGACAATAATCGGATAAGCTAGCAAATTTTACTCTTTTATGTAGGGCAACTAATGAGGCAACCTACTCAGCTTATCCGATTTTTTATAAAAGAAATGAAGGGCAACCCGGGAATCTATTAACCTTATCCATTTTTTTTGCCAAATCATTATTTGAATCATTGCATCCCAATTTTGTGGATAGTATCAGTTATCGAATCACTCGAATTATAATTCCAATTGCAAAATACGTTCGCATAGAATTATTTTGAAATAATGTCAAATTATGTATGAATCATAAATAATTTAATTAGAATCGTCAGATGCATCACAACTAGTATTCGCATTATCGCCCCAAACGGTCAGATGTTTAACACCAAGCAATGTTTTGCCATCGATTTTTACCTTTTCCATATCAACATGATTTCGTAATCCAGCACAAAATATTTTATTAGACGGAATTTTTTGATTCGGGCTATTGCGGCGAAACCAAGCTGTAAAACAATCGTATAATGTACTTGTATGTATATGAGTTTTTGACTCGGTAGTACAACTATCTAAAAATTGTAAGTAAATGTCGTTATCATCTTTGTAACTTTTTGTGAACTGCATTATTTTTTGCGTAACAACTAATCCTGTCTTCTGATATTCTTTGTACTTTTCAATTAACAATAACATAAAATCCTGTTTCCACAATGGTAAAAGCTCTTTCAAATCTCGATTGATCTTTCGGTGATTTGGACAAACAGGTTCATCAACAAATTTGGTTGGAAATTCTACACACCGTGTTCGATCCCAGACAGCTTCATCATCGTTTTCATCCATAATCGGTATTTTATTACATAATATTCCCATCTTATGTGTAGGTTCAAATTCTGTAATTTTTTTATCGTATAATCCTCTACAGGGAATCATTTCACCACCGGTAATAAACTTAAAAAACGATGTTTTGATAGCACCATCCTTCTGCTCGGGTTCTGATCCCAGTGCAAAACGCTTTTTATTGAAAGCCATCAAATCTGCTTGAGGTGCTGACGGGGCAGGTCGAGGATATGTTAAAATGTTACTGTCAAATGTAACAAAATAACATCCTAATGTAAGTCCAACCAAATCTTTGTATTTGGTTTTGCCGTTTCTACCTTTTCCAGATAATATAACGCAAATTTCTTCTCTATTTACACCACACAATCCAGTTGATGTGTGTTTTAACAAAAAATCCCTATCGTCTTCGCATGGTTGAATACTGTTTAGAAATTCGGTTAGATCTTTTTTGTGTTTGGTAGGTTTCGATATATAATCATAACCTACAGACATAGAAACATAATCATATGGCGAACCATCTCGAAATTCATGTTCTTTCAAATCATATATCCCATTTTCGAACCCTATCAGGTACTTGTTCCTATCCAACTTTTTTTCGAAATCTCTATCGTTAAGATAAAACGTCGCTGCAATATTTTGCATAATAGAGTTCCCGAGCTGCATATTTTCGAGTTGTTTAATTACTCGAATTATTGCAAATATCATCTTTTCAATGTGTGCTATGATTTTAATATTTTCCTTTTTTTTGCCTTTTGGCTTGATTGATTCGTAAAATCTTGCGAGTTTAGTATGATATTTAGGTAGATCTGTCGAAATTAATTTGAATAATACAAGTGATGCACCTTCACTCCATCGGTGACCATTGAATTCATACCATTCGGCGCCTCCACCGACACAGTTGAACCTACCTTTGTACAAGTAATACACTAGTTCAGATATTTTTGCAGCTGTGCAATTTAGTGATAAGTAAACCAATTTATTCAATATTCTATCATCAAATACATTGTGTTCCGGATCATAAATAGTAAACGATTCTGTCATAGAAACATCATCACAGATATCAACTCCAAATTTCTGTAACATATGATCTGACAATGCAATTGTGCCATTTTCGGGATACTGTTCATATAAACAATCTGAACACTTTAAACACCAACCATGTTTGTTCAATAGCATAAATATACAATCTTTGTTATGATCGCCTTTGATAAATGGGCAAAATTTGTGAGTATCTAATTCTGCGATCATACCGTGTTGTTTTTTTATCATTTTTTTAATTTTGAAACTTTCAATGGGAATCTGACTCTTCTGTGTTGAAATATATTTTTTCGTTTCAGTTTCGTTCCAATTGTTACTATCCTGTACTGAAACACATTCTTTCTTTTCAAGATCATCGTGATCATCACTTTCCTGAGAAGATTGAATAATTTCGTCCACATTTTCGACCTCATCATGACTGTCATTTTTCTGAGGAGATCGAGCGATTTCCTCAACATTTTCTGGCGATATAATTTCACTATCCTCTGTGGTATTTTGTAGCGCGTTACGGTTCATATATTCGTTTAGTTTTAACATTTTATACGAATCAGGATCATCTTGTTGTGCGTAATAGTACAGACTCGATAATGTTAGGTCTTTTGTTTTGCTACTTGCGAAATTTTTCCACATCTTTTTACATACGCCTCGTTCATACTTTTCGCTTTGTTTTGACCATTTGTCCCACATGTTCAAAAAATTTATGTCATCGTTTATGTTGGTGATAGAACAATGATGAAGTATCAATCCTACATTTCTCCATTCTTTGTAATCATCACACCGTTCTTCTTTTAACATATTTAACAGATCCGCAATTGTGTCTTCATTGTACTCTTTATCTCGCAATTTTTCAGCTGACACAACAATCTTATCTGAATCTTTTGTATTATCTTTTTTGTTATTAAGAATTTTATCGGGGACCTTATTGTGCAATTTGAGACATATTTTATCAACAGGTTCGATAGGATCTCCTCCTTTTCTTATTGATAGAAGTTTAACCTTCTCCAACGTTGACATCTTTTCCCATTTGATTTTGTCGTTGTATATTTCCTTCATAGCATACGGTTTCTTGTCCTTTTTAGTGCTTCCATACATGCACCAATTTATTGTTTTTATGACTCCTTCATCATAGATCTTATCGTACGAATTCGTACACTCAAAGGGTATTTCGAATGTTTTCATAAATCTCTTTCTTATTTCAAATTGAACATCGTATTTACAATTTATAAAAGGAAATTGAATATGTAATCCATCTGACCATTCGTCTCCTTTAGGATAACGTGACGGTCGTTGTAGCACAATACATGTGTATTTGTGTTCGTCACTGAATATCGATTTCACAATACCTGTCAAGTGTTTTGCAATCGCTTCTCTGACAAATTTATCAATTGGACGTTTATCATCTCTTTGGGCTAATCTAAAATCAAAATCTATTACAATAGGACCATTATTTGGTAAATGTTTTTCCGTCATATACAATATATGTCCATCATCTATTTCTTCGGCATATGCTTTAAGAAATTCGTGCTCTTTGTCTGTCGGAATGTCCCATTTTCCCCCAATCATCGATGTGTGTGTTGATGGGTCTGCTTTTTCGTACTTTTTAAACGGTTTTAAAAATTTTTCCATTGTGTGTTCTTACGTTATGGTTATATATTATTTATATTATTTATGTTTAATATTTTATATTAATATGACATAATCATTATTATCTCATATTGATTAATTCGCCAATCCGTCTATTTATCCGATCCTTATCGAATTGTTTTTTCCGTTCCATTGCACGAATTTTTTTATTTTTTATCCTTTCTGCTTCTGTACACTCATCTTCAATCTTTTTTTTATCTTTGTCATTTTCTCTTAAATTATTATTATGTTTATCGCTTTTTAAATGGGTCGTATAGCTTCCTTTGCTTACAATCGCCCCACAACCTGGACACGTTATTTTTCCTCGTTGTTGTGTTAAATAACGTTCTCTGTATTCAGGATTGTCGTAATATTTTTTAAACTTACTCATTGTATTATATTACACTACATATTTTTAAGTTGTCTATTTAGCCTTTCTATTTCTTTATCATGATTATCCTTTATTTTTTTGATCTTCTTGTCATGTTTATCCATCAGTTCTTCTAAGTACATCTTTAGTTCTTCCACATCATTTGTATTTTCTTTGTGCGACTTCGTTTTCATATGTTTCAACTTATTTACTCGTGTATAATGACCCCCGCATTTGTCGCAGATTATCCTTTCTCGCATATACGCGTTATGTGCTTCTCGTGACATTGTTACTATTATATCACATATTTTTTTATACGTCTTCATACGTTTTATAATATCATAAACAGAGTTTTGTCAGTAACATTGATTTGATAAATATTTACACATTCAAAGCCCTATCAACGCAAAATACATAATCGGGTAAACATGCATAAAATTGAATTTATAAATCAATCAATATTTTCCGATAGTTAACAAATTATCATCATGTTAGCACTATCAACAGACATAATCTTAGAAATATCAAACTACCTATCAGACAAAGAAAAAATTCGACTAACCACGACTTGCAAATTATTCAACAAATTAAGACACCAAATGACTTATCACAGAAAAATAAAACTATCAAAAATTCGACACTTGCCTTATTTTAATAATTTTGAATCAGTCATTCTGTCTGATGAAACATCCAAATTTCCCAAAGCTGTGAAGCGAATAGAAATATCCGGTATCTCAATCCAATTGCGTAGCTTATTCGAACGCATACCATCCTCCGTTACACATTTAGCGTTTAACAAAAATTTTCGTGCACAGATCAACATTCCCATTCCAAAATCCATCACTCATTTAACATTCAATAAATATTTTGATAATCCCATCGTTGGAATAATTTCATCATCTGTAACTTATCTGACGTTTGGTCAATATTTTAATCAATCGATAAAAGGAAACATTCCGAATTCCGTTACACATTTAAAATTCGGTCTGGACTTCAATCAACCGATCGAAAATTCTATCCCTCAATTGGTTACGCATCTAACATTTGGTTATTTTTTTGACCAACCAATTGCAAATAATTTACCTCAATCGATAACTCACTTGAAATTTGGTACTCTCTTTAACCAACCAGTTGCAAATAATTTGCCTCAATCAATAACTCACTTGAAATTTGGTACTCTCTTTAACCAACCACTAGAAGGTATTCCAACATCCATCGTAGAAATAATAATAACTAGTTTCTATCATAAAGCCATCGATAAACAAATTGAATCTAAAATAAAACGTACCTTTTTGTAGCCAATAAAAAATTGATTTAAAAAAGGTCTGGGTAATGCAACGATATTGCAAGCATTATAATATACATGTCAAAAAAAGGAGTCGCGCTCGTAGGTGAAGTATCATGTGGTAAAAGTTCATTATTGAACGGAATTGCTGGCGGCTTTGTCGCTTGTACGAGTTTACAGGCTGAGACCTTTTCAGTGACACAATACGTTTTCGATCCAGTATATGACGAAACAGATATTTGGGCAGCATCTGATATGTTAGAAGGGCAACATAATTTGAACAAAATTGTCCGGGAACGCAAAAGTTCTGTTAAAAATGATGGCACAATTAATAAAGTAAATCTACCTACATTACATGGTATTGGATTAAATATTTTCGATTTTCCAGGTCTAAACGATGCAGGAGATGAGAAGAATAGTTTCATTAATTATATCAAAAAATATATCAGTGAAATAGATATCATATTATATGTTACCGATAGTAACACCGCATTCACAAAATCATCAGAATTAAAAACATACGAAACAATCAAAATGATCATTCGAGAAGAATGGGAAAATAATTATCATCCAATTGAACTAAAAATTGTTGCAAACAAGTATGATGATGTTAATGATAAGAATTTAAATCTATCAGATGGCGAAGAAGATGACGAAGATTTGAAAGAATTATTTAACAAAATACCAGAACAAAATGATTCGAAATTTCGCATTAGTAGTCATAAGTTATTATGTGGTAATATCATTAAGAATTTTTTGACGTTACATATACCAAAATATTTAAGAAATGAAGTCAAAAAAATTTTAAAGACAGCAGATATGACCAGAGTCGTACGGATACCTGATGAACTCAAATTTTCTGATTTATTATATGACAACAGAAACAATAAATTCAGCAACGAACAGTTATTTGGTGACGTTGATAATTTAATTGGTTATTTAGTCAACAGTGACTGCAAAGACAGTGAACTTTTCAAAAATAATTCTTTCAAATTTGAAAAGGAATTTGATAGCTTGGTATATAACATAATTTTTTGTCACGCTGATATCCCTAGTTCTGGTGTGAGATCAATCTGCTATGGCATGACAGATAGTTTTAAAGGTATTCCGCCAATGAAATATCCAAACTTAAAAATTCTCATTGAAAGAATCAAGAAAATTTTTGAACGATTAAAACAATATGATATCAATACCAAACCATACTATGATAAAATTGGTTCCATGGTTAATAGCATAGTTGCATTACACAATACTACTTTCCAGAAGTATCGGTTGATTGTCGTTGAAATGTTGTTCCATTTTATCGATGATGAAAATTGTGTAGGTAAACTATGCGAAATTATACATTCTAATTTTGATAAAATTATGGATGAGACCAAATTATTCATGTTTTATATGAAACCATTGGCTTTCAAACACAATGAATCATTTTTGATAGCTTTGTTAAGAAATCATACGGTGTATGATAAAATGGTAATGTTTTCTGAATCAAATCCCGTCCAAATGTGTCTCCACGATTTTACATACAAATTGAGTTATTTTCCACAAGAAAGAGGAAGATACTCGAACATCGCTAACAAATCATGGTTTATCCAAAAAATTTTAGATAATGAGATATCATTTAATGTGCGATATATGACCTTCTTATCACTAATGCCCAAAAATTCAATCAAACAAGCGTTCGCTGATAAATTAATTAAAAAACATGTTTTAGATCATATTGATAAATATACAAGTAACAATTTGTACAAAAGATTAGAAATTGAATGTGATTTTTCGAAAAATAAAGGTCCGTTATATGATTCAATTTGGGACACTGTCTATGAAACCAATAGCACTTATATCGGATATGTTAACATAGTCAATTTCTCTTGATTGATATTCAAATATTATCAATATTTGAACGTTCAAAAAAATTGAAAAAAATATACCTAGAGATGTAATATCTATAACATATACCAAAAATGCAAGATCAAGGCTTAGTACTCCAAGCAGTTCATTTCGCGGCCATTGCTCATTCTGATCAACGCAGAAAAAATAAAGAAAAATCTCCGTATATTATCCATTCAATCGAAGTCGCAAATGTGCTATCCACATCTGGTGTAACATCTGCAATCATCCTTTGTGCAGCATTATTGCATGATGTAGTTGAAGATACTAAATTTACGAGCGAAGATATCAAAAACGAATTTGGGCCAGTAATATCTAGAATAGTTGATCTATGTTCTGACGATAAAAAATTGTCTAAAATAGCAAGAAAAAAATCACAAATCGAACACGCAGCACATATGGCACATAATGAAGAATTCATGTACACACTAAATGGGGAAAAAATAGATGTCAATAAATGTGCTATATTAGTCAAACTTGCGGACAAATATTCAAACGTATTTGGTCTGTCGAAAGATCCACCAACTTTTTGGAGCAGAGATCAAATTATTGGATATATTGTTTGGAGTTATTATTGTGTTCAAGCGATGAAAGGATTTAACATCAAATTAGATGTGACGTTAGAGCGTTTGTTTGGCGATTGTTTCAATCATTTTAGTATTGATATGTCGAACTCTGAAGAATTATTGAACGATTATTACGCTCTTATGGAAAAAATTGATAATTAGATGAATAAATATATATTATCTTTATTCATTTATTAAAATGTTGGCGTTGAATCACGATGTTCTTTTCAAAATCTCTGAATTGTTAACAGACAGAGAAAAGCTATTTTTAGCAGCAACGTCTAGATCACATAACGCGTTAAAATTTAAATTTATATATCACACAAAAATGTATTTTGAGGATATTGTGTTGTTACCATATTTTCATAATTTTGAGAGCGTCATAATCTATCATCGGAATTCGATACCTAGGCGCGCTAAATATATTTATTTTAAAGTGCACGCAACAAATATTTCATCTGTATCATTTTGGAATAAACCATTGTCATTTTGCAAAACAACTATCCCATCGATGACTACACATTTGACGTTCGATGATGATTTTAATGAGTCGATAAATAATTATATTCCTGGATCAGTCAAACATTTAACGTTCGGTAAGCGTTTCAACCAACCAATAGCTGGTTGCATCTCAGATTCGGTAACGCACTTGATATTCGGTTGGGATTTTGATAGACCGATTAAAAAATTACCTTCATCAATAATACATTTACAATTTGGTTGGCGCTTTAATCAACCAATTCAAAATATGATACCAAATAATGTAACACACCTGTCTTTCGGCGAGCTTTTTGACCAATCAATATCGGGTTATATCCCTGATTCGGTCACGCATTTGACATTTGGCGGAAATTTTAACAAATCGATTGAAAAACTACCTTCATCAATTACGCACTTAAAATTCGGTTGGGATTTTAATCAACCAATCCAAGGAATAATACCAAAAAATGTAACACATCTATTCTTTGGCGCGCGTTTCAATTATCCCATCACTGATAATATACCAGCATCTGTCACGCATATTCGTTTTGGATATTCATTCTCGCACACCATTGATCGATTGCCTGATTCAATAATGGAAATAATCGTAAGCAATAAATATAATCTGCCAATTAAGAACAGCTTAAAATCTAAAATTACAGGAATGCCGTAATAAAAATATTTGACAAATATTTTTATTGCATAGCCGAGTGAACGCCGTTTTGTTGCAATGTTTTTATCCTAACACTTCCACCCCGGGTGCAACGGATTCAAACCGTAAGGATTGATAGGATTTATATTCCAAGCGACAACTTCCATTTGACGTCGTTGAAATTCTGGATCTTGCCAATAATTTTTGTATCCATAACTAGTTGGTGTGCTATAATAACTAAAATTATAATCACAATGTGTACCGATCGTTTCTTCTTTTTTTTTCATATTACGTACATTGTATCCAGTATCTTGATTTGGACTACAGCATGCAATCGGTAAACATATTAAATGGGTGATAGCTGACACTGGGAAACATAAAGTTCCACCAATGGGATTATTAAAACAATCATTCACATAATCACCGGCCGGAAAAACACAAAAACAATTTGTACTTATATTTTTTTCTTCATTGAAGTATATCCTATTTCTATCAATAGGATCAAATTCATATTTCCCATAACACAAGCAACGATCAACGACATATTCTTTAATGCCACAAAACCAATTTGTTAACCCCCAATGTTCACAAGTTGAGCGATTAGATTGTAAAGTTGTTTCGATTTTATCCATATATATTGATAGAGTAAATAAATGATATCACACATAGATTTTATTTCAATTTTTTTCAATTTAAGAACAATTGAATCAGTCTCACATACTAATTTTATTTTAACGCAATTTTTTTCAATGATATGTATAATGCATAGTTGGCTTGAGAATATTTTTTACCACTATAATAAAAATATTTAATAAATATTTTTATTGCATAACCGAGTAAACACCATATATTGGCATTAATATTGGCGATAATAATCCCAATGCAAGACCTTGCACAGATCCTTCCATTCCTATGACTCCATAAGCAAAACATTTAAAAAGAAATGCGTCAAATTTTTCGTAATGATTTTTTTGAATATGCGGTTCAATCGTTGGATATAATTTTTGGTAGCTCGAATTGAGGCCGTACAACCAACCGAGAGCAATACATATTGCATAAATGGCAAGAAACGTTATCTGAATTTTGTTCATTGAATAATATTAAATAAATATTAAATAGAACACTGTAACTGTTTTTTATTCAATTTTTTTCTGTCACCAAAAAAAATTGAATTTTGAACGGCAATAAATATGTTCCAACATAGTTCTCCATCAACATGCAGCACTATTGTAAAAATTGTAACCATAAATGCCATTGCCGATTCGAATCGTTTTATGCTCCTACGCCCAGATATTGCTCGTACATTAATCAGTGTCCCAATAAAACTATTGATAATTTATTATATGGCCGACAATATGTATATCCATACGAAATAAAAACATATCACGGAAACAAATATCTCCTCTCTTACAAAGAAGAAAATCGAATTATCAGAGTTGACGAATCGGATCACATCGAAGTAACGCACGCAAATCATAGAATTGACAAAGTTCAAACTGGAACTCGCGTTGAATACCACGAACAAAATATTTCCGGTTATGTTGGCAGCAAACCAATTAGATGCACAACAAAGATGCCTCAAATAGTTCCAACTATACAAGATATTTATGTGCCAATAGAAGGCACCGTTTATAAAAAAGTTGCGATTTATTTACACACTGTCGATGCTTGCAAGTGCAATAAATGTGATTGTGGCGCAGCTCAAGAAGAACAAGAAAGACGATTAATCGAAAAAGCCGATAAAAAATCTAAAAGAGATGAAGACCGAAGTTGTTGTACAATATTATAAAAATTGAAAAATATTTAGCGATTGAGAGACTTTATTTGGATAAAATTATCAAAATGAGATCTTTACGAATCTATTATGCGGTTCGTCGTAATCGTACTGTCGCAATTGAAAATTTATTTATTCATAATGGCCGGCAATTCAATATTGTAGATGGCAGTGACTGTGACAATAACGTTTATTTAGGTTATTGTGATAGTCATATTGGCAAACCTTACTATATTGCAAAGACAGCGATTAGAGTATGGAAGAAGACAATGGACAATGCAGATAAAGAGATTTTGACATCGCTCATTATCTTGCCAGGATCATTAGTTCATCTGCCATTCGTGCAAGATTACAAATGTCATGAGGAAATTAAAAACAATAGAGCTGATCAAGTGTATGTAGAAGCGAATATGACGATTAGACCATCAATTTATAATCATGGGATAGGTCGTCGATGGATCATATCTCATTCCTTAATTTGTTATTATTTTTTGTATGTCGTAGGAAAAATTGTGAAAGTGGATATATTTTATAACAAAATAGGCGAGGATAGTAACGATATGCAAAATACTTGTACAAATGGAATACATTATTTTCATCACAAGGAAGATGCGGCAAAATATGTTCTTAAAAATATTTGATCTTCAATTCTAACAACGAAAACATATATAATAATAAATGTTATCGTTGTGCGACGATATTCTTAAACATATATCTCTATTCTTGACCGATAGAGAAAAAATAATACTAACAATGGTCTGTCTTACGTTGGATCCATTAAAATACAAACTGCGTTTTTGCGAGAAAATATTCGTTGAATCAATAAAACATTTGTCATATTTCGATAATTTTGAGAATGTTGAGTTACCTTGCGCTGGCTATTTTTGCCCAAAATATGCTAAACATGTCCATTTGATAGCGCATACAACGGATATTTCTAACAACATAACTCATTTAAAATTCAGTTATTGTTTCAATAAATCTATTGAAAATGTCATCCCATCATCTGTAACGCACTTAAAATTCGGCCATTATTTTAACCAACCAATTCAGAATAACGTACCGACATCAGTAACTCATCTATCATTTGGATTTCATTTCGACCAACCAATCGAAAACGCAATTCCCAATTCTGTGACACATTTATCGTTTGGTTTTTGTTTCAATCAAAAAATAGAAGGTAACATTCCATCATCAGTGACTCATCTAACACTTGATTATCATTTTGACCAACCAATAAATAAATTACCAAAAACAGTAACGCAGATAATACTTGATCAAAAATATATGACGCCAATAAGTGAAATTGTTCTGCCGAGAATCGTTTGGACATAAAAATTGAAAAAAATAATAACATGGACATGTATCAGTATTATTCGATAAAAAATGCAAAATATATGCCTAGATGTTTTGAAAATAATAATACATTTGTTGGATGACAAAGAAAAGATGATGATGTTGTCGGTATCCAAAGAATTAAACAAATTTAAGATGTGTTTCACATATCACAAAAAGACGCTTATCAATAAAATATCAGAATTAGATTATTTTGACAATTTTGAATCCATAAGGGCAATAGGAATAATAGAAAAATTTCCAAGCCACGCAAAGTCTGTTCATTTTGATTATTTAGGTTGGATGGGAAAAAGTACTGAAATTCCTCAATCAGTCACCCATTTGACGTTTGCCAATCATTTTCATTTTGCAAGTTCTAACATGATACCTCCATCGGTTACTCACGCAACAATCGATCAAATATTCGATTGGAGATCGATTTGGAATTCATCAATTACGCATTTGACCATTAATACTTGGGTTAAATCAACGATCAAATATATACCGGCATCTGTTACTCATCTAACTATTCATCGTTTCGACGATTCTATTAAAAATGCAATACCAAGAACAGTAACACATTTAACATTGAATCATAATTTTGGAGGATGTATAAATTACGCCCCACTCTGTACAGAATCTTTAATGACCCACTTATCTTTCGGTGATAGTTTTAATGGAACAATTGTTAACGTAATTCCACAATCAGTTACGCATCTATCATTTGGTTATTCTTTCAGCTCTTATTTGGATAATAGAATGCCGCAATCCGTGGTCGAAATCAAATTACATCAAACTTATAATCTTCCTATCAGCAACGAAATCGCTTCTCGTGTTAAAATAATAAAAATTGATACATAAACATAATATTATCTATGCATTCATAGATAATATCAAGAATGTCAATCATTTACAGTGATATCTTATCAATAATAGGAAAAAATTTAACTGATAAAGAAAAAATTAGATGGACGATGGTATCAAAAATGATGGATCAGTGTAAATATATGTTCATATACAACGAGATCATAGAAATAGATAAAATCATAAATACTCCATACTTCGATAATTTTGAAAACGTTAAGATAACAGAAGATGGCAACATTCCAAAAAAAGCCAAATTTATTCATCTCACAACTAACACGACAAACATTCCTAAATATGTTACGCATTTAACGTTCGATTTTGATTTTGATGAACCTTTAGATAATTGCATACCTGAATCTGTTACGCATTTAGCATTCGGCAATAACTTTGATCAGCCAATTGATAAATGTATCCCGTCATCTGTCGTGCACTTGACATTGGGCGACAGTTTTAGTCATCCAATCAAAGGTAATATTCCTCCGTCTGTCAAATATTTAGAGATCCGACATAACTTTAATCGCTTATTAGCAAACGCCATTCCGCATGTAACGCACTTATCATTCAACAATAACAATATTAATGTAGGCACAATATCAAAATCAGTAACTCATTTAACATTCGGCTGGCCTTTCAACCAATCTCTCAAAAATAAAATATCATCCAATGTAACCCATCTTACATTGAGTGATAATTTTAATCGATCAATAGATGATACTATTCCATCATCAGTAACCTATTTAAAATTTGGTCGTCGATTCAATCTACCGATCAAGGGTCATATTCCGGCATCCGTAACTCATTTATATTTTGGTGATTATTTTAACCAACCGATAGAAGATGCAATTCCTGCGAGTGTGACTCATTTATATTTTGGCGAATATTTCAACCAATCGATATATAATTCAATTCCTCCGTCTGTTACGCATTTGCATTTTGGAGATTATTTTAATCAACCTATTTATCAATGTATTCCTGAATCAGTTGTGCGTTTAGAACTAGGAAAAAACTTTGAACAAGTCATCGATAAATCTATATTATTATCTGTCGCACACGTATCATTGTGCAGAGGATTCAAACAAACGATTTGTCCGAGTAGAGATGCAAGAATCAAAATAGTATTCGTATGAGAATTAAAATTTTTAATCCTCATAAAAAATTGAAATATTAAGACATAGATATCTCCTTTGTTTATATCAATATCAATACCCATGGACCAAGATTCTTTTGAAAACGATTCGTATGAAGAATTGGAAGAGCTTCTCCTTCCAACGCAACCGCGCCCTAAACCGAAATTTATCTTGCCGGCAGAAGTTTTATTATCAACGTTTGATCATGAATTGAAGCGCGATGTTCAAAAAAATTGAAATTATTATTGCCAGATATCTATATTTGACAATAATAATACCAAACATGCAAAAGATCACACTCGATAACGTTACGATCACAATTCAAAAAGAAAAGATCAATCCTATCGTAGATGGCCTTATGGACCAAATACAAAATATGGAAGTTGCAGAATTGTTGACAAAAGTTGACGCTATTTATAATCTTCTTGGTGATATTAGATTCATTGCGATTGTTGCATCATTAGATGATGAGAAGTTGATCAAATCATTTTGTGTGCCTCTTTTACCGAATATTGTAGTAATTACCAAAGATAATAATTTGGTTTCGAAATTCAGCAAAAAGATGATCGAAATTGTATCACAAGATGAATCGCAAAAAATTACAAACAGATTCTTTTTGATTCATGCATGGGCTACAGCAAAAGGTATGTCACATTCTGAAGAAGAGGAAATGCTAAATAGGTTACTTGGCGATAAAAAAGAACAAGATAATAATTCGTTACCGATATTTGTTGTTGGAAGGCAGAATGGTAAATATGATGGTTATAGGTTAGTGACTGTCGATATGATAAAAACAGATAAGTTCGAATTATTATTGAAAAAAAATGTATTGGAACCAGGTACTATTAAATCGATCGATGATATTGTATATACGGACGGTTCTAACAATATTTGTGTTGAAAATTTTTGTTTATGTGTGGCCAGTTATACAATGCGTTGCGCATTGAATTCTCATATTTATAAAAATATAATATGCATAGTTACCGATTATGGAGGCAGAAAAATTGCAGAAGATACGAAACAGTTAACATTGGACAGAACCGCTGCTATTGGAAACAATTTTATCCATCTATTTATTCGTTCTGACATTCAATGTTCTTAAAAAATTGAAAAATAAATACCCTGAGGATGTTATCAATAAAATATATTAATAACATCACTATGGATACTCTAAATTATATGTTCGATGAGCGAAATCCAAATAATTTGATAGAGAAAAGAAAAAATTGTCGCGAATGTTGCTGTGGAACATTGTGGACAATTGTTGGAATTATTTTGGTAGCGGGAGTTATTGTGGCGTTGCATTATCTTGGTACATATCTGTTGTTCGGCTTTGTCATCGCTGCCCATCCAGATTATAATAGAGTAACTGGATGTGCGCCCAACTTTTACCCAAATTGTTGGCCACACGAAAAAATGATGTGCAGCCAAGAAGATATGTATATGTGTCATTTATTGGGTTTGATTACACTTATCGGAGTGATCATAGGTTTGTTTTGCGCGTTCTGTTTGATTATAGGTATTGGAGGAGCGACATATTTTATGGGTATTTATATCTACGATGAATTTTTTACGATATATCAATCATACAACACGGCAGCTACAATGACAAAAAATATGGAAAATAACTACAACGTTACATCACCAGAAGATACAGAATTACCAAATATTGATGTGACTCCAAAAGATGAAACTGGAGATATCGAACTACCGAATATCCAACAACCGGACGGAGTGAATATCCCTCTTGATGATTATTGATAATATTTACTAAACAATATCAATAAAATCATTGACGCAATGTTACACTTATTCGCGCACCAACGTTTGCCATCTTTGGCACCGAATGTTTGTACATCTTCTTGATAGCAACATCATTCATCACTAACAGATCTCCATTTTCCGGTAAAAAAATGTATTTTATTTTTTTGTCATATTTATGTTTTAGTATGAATCTTCTCGTTGCTCCTAATGATATCGAGACGACCACAGTGCCATCTGGAACTTCTCTATCTGCATGATAACTAATATAATCGTTGCCATCTTTGTAATAATTCAACACCGCATATTTGAATTTAAGTTTCATAACTTTCTCAACGCGCAATCTTACTGCATCTAATAATGTTAACGTTGTATCGTCGAAATATATTATTGCCATTAATCTTGGACTTTGTACTTTTTTGTCATAAACTTTGTACGTAAATTTTTCCCATTCAGCGTTTGATTTTAGCTCGTTGAAGAGATTCGTCGGATTTTTAATAAAATTTTTAACGTGGACTACTTGGCCACCATCTGTGAGATTATGACATTTTTGCTCGTGTTTGTTCTTACTCATTGATGTATTTGTTGGATAAATATAATGTAAATGGATGTTTTTTTCAATTTTAGTCAAAAATTGAATTTACCAACGTTACAATCTTATTGGAGTGATAACTAATAAATTTTGATAACTAAAATATTTAATTATCAAACATCATTCATAACATAATGTTCCGAAATATAATTAATTATCTCGCTATTCTCTGTTTCCAACGCAGCCTGATACGATGCTTCTCCATACTCACAACCGTTCTCTATCGCAAACTTCAAAATATCAATATGACAGTATCGTATAGCATATATACAAACTTGCTCATCCCAGGGACAAATTTCTGTTTCTTCGGAATACTCATCATATTTTTGTCGATCAACTCCTCGCAACCATTTCAAAACATCAAGATGATGCCAGCAAACTGTATAATAGCAAACTAAAGAATTCCAATGGCAACCTTGCCTACGTGCCCAGATGATAATATGCAAATGTCCATTCGTCGAGGCACGTTGCAATACAGTTTCGTCTAACTTACATCCGCATCCGTAAAGATACTGTAACATTTCAAGGTCTCCATGATATGCTGCCAAAGAACAAACCTCATTATCTAATTCACATCCCCATTCTACTAATAATTTCAAGATAGCCACAGAAAATCGAATTTTAATCATCTCCGGATTACTCATACCAGCAGCTGCTTTTGTAGCAGATTTATCAAATGGACATCGCAGCGAATGCAACCACTTAATCATTTCAACATTTTGTCCTCTTACTGCTCTTGCGAAAACATCTTTGTCAAGAACGGGAAATTTATTACGATAGAGAAATTGCAAACATTCCAAGTTGCCACTCCAGGCAATCTTTTTTGATATATTAATATCTGGAGATATATGACCATCATCCAGTAACCATTTTAAAATATTAACATCGGTACAATAAAAATCGTGCATCATAGAATAACCAAATTGATATGCAAACTTCAGAATATCCAAATTTCCGCTACGAGCTGCACCTTCGCAAACTTCGAATAAAGCAGTTGGATCAACTGAATATATAAATTTAACGATTTGAAAATGGCCTCGCAATGCTGCAAAATAAGCTGCATCTCCTAACGAACGATTAAGATCAAAAACAAGGAATTTGACAATGTCCATAAATCCATTTTTTGCAGCATTAGATACGATCATATCATTAAGTTTGCATCCACGTCTAACTAACCATTTTAATGTCCTAAGTTGATTTCCTTTAACAGCATATGTCGCGGCAAGATCGCAAAGAGGATAACCATTTCTAATCATCCATCTTAAAATGCTAACATTGCCTGCCTTGGCAGCCCCAGCCATCGTCCATTCCGCATTGTCCTCCATAAAACTATTACGATTTAACTTCAAAAGCTTCTTGATTTGGTCAAGATCTGCTCGCTCACCTAATCTTCTATAAATTTTTGGAAACTGGTGTAAAACTCGGTTTTCAACAATGATGTATTTATCTGGTATCTCATATCCATCAAATAATAATTCCATTGTGAATTTATAAAGTGGATTATAAAAACCGGAATAGTAACGTTTCGAAAAATATTTAGTCACATTTATCATTTTCTGGAATGATAATTCGTATTTTAGCATTTGTACTGATGATTGATTTGTAATTTTGCACGTGCTGATGAACGCTCGTTTGTCAGAGATGGGCAGTGAGATGAAAAGATCTTGATAAAGATCATTATTTATCTGTGCGAGCGATGTGATTATGTCCATTATTATAACATGATAATTAAATTTTACTTATCTTGTTCATTTGGCTTATCGCATTTGCTGCAATTAGCATTGGTTGTATCGTTTAATTTACCACATGCTAAACAAGTAGAATCTGTAATGGAAAAAATCATCCCATAATATGAACAATTCCCACAGATGGTATTTTGTTCGTCTAACTTTTTTCCGCAAACACTGCAATAGTTCATTTTTGAGCTATCGAAAATGATAAGGCTTTGTGTCATTCAATAAATCAATTTTTAATATTCTAGGTTAGAATACTAAAAATGGAGTTTTGTAAAGATTCTGAACTATCTTGTTTGACCTATTTTCATTTTTTTTAATGAAACATAAATGTATAATGGAAGATTCATTCTTGCAAATAGGCAGATATCTAACGAACAAGGAAAAATTGGCTCTCTCAATGACTTCACGAATCATGGACAGGCTAAAATACAAATTCATATACAACGATAAAGTTCACATTAATAACATTATGAATTTGTCGTTCATCAATAATTTTGAATCGATTGACGTAACAAATATGATTATGAATTATATACCACCAAAAGCGAAATATATTCATCTCAAAGCGCACGATCTAGAAATCCCGTTATATATTACACATCTAATATTTGATGATAATTTCGATAAAACTATTGACAAACCTTTACCACAATCTATCACTCACTTAACATTTGGTTATAAATTCAATAAATCCGTCGATAACATACCTGCATCTGTAACACATCTAACACTAGGTCATGGTTTCAATCATTCTATTGGTCATATGCCATCGTCGGTTACTCAATTGACATTCGGTTATGCTTTTAACAGACTTATTGACAATATATCACAGAATTTGACACATTTAGTATTTGGTGACAATTTTAATGGATTGATCGCCGGTTCAATTCCTCAAACTGTGACGCATCTGACATTTGGCCGCGATTTTAACAAATCAATACAAAATAGTATTCCTCAAAGTGTAACGCATTTAGTATTTGGATTTCATTTTAACCAGACATTGTACGAAGCTCTACCGATGTCACTTTCTTGCTTGACATTAGGTTGCTGTTTTAATCGGCCTATAAATGGTTGCATACCAAAATCAGTTTCATGTATTACTATAGATGAAAGATATCACCGGCATATTAACAATGAAATAAGAGAACGTGTCAAAATTATGATTAATAAAAATTGATAATTAGAATATTTAGAGACCCAGATAATAGAAATCTTTTTAAAAATGCAGGCAGTGCATGACGACGTTATTATACGAATCAGCGATGAGCTGACTGATCGTGAAAAGATAATTCTAACACTGACATCAAAATCGATGGGTATATTTAGATGTAAATTTATGTATCATGAGAAAATATGTGTAGATAGAATTATATCGTTACCCTACTATGATAATTTTAGATGTATTGATATTAGAAAAATGTTTGAGAGACCTGACGCGAAATCATTTACCGTATCAGACTATCCAAAATATGTCAAAGAAGTCCATTATATGATACATTACGATGACTATTTTACAGATATTTCGGCGAAATTCGTTTTACACAGAGTTACCCATCTAAAGTTTAGTAATGTTTTTAACGAAACAATATGCGGCGTTATACCTCCATCGGTAACTCATCTAACATTTGGGACTTGGTTTAATCAATCAGTATCTGATCACATACCTTCATCGGTGACCCATTTGACATTCGGCAAACATTTTAATCAACCTATTACTTGCATATTATCAGTGACCCATTTAACATTTGGGGCCAATTTCAACCATCCACTAAAACATAATATTCCATTTGTCACTCACCTCACGCTTGGTAAGAAATTTATTCAACCAATTGAAAATATATCTTCGTCGGTCACTCATCTTAAATTTCTTGATATGCCAAAACTAATAGAAATTGATTAACTAAATTTTAGTTAATCAATCACTAAAAATTGATAAAAAATACACCTTGTTAATGTAATTCCTATTGAACAACAAAAATGATAACAGATCAGACAGAGGCCATTGTTCATCTTCTGAAAGGGTAAAATATCAAAATAATCAAAGATTTATTCAATATGTCATATTTCACCCACGAAACGTTTGCGTCTTCGATGCATAAGTATTGTTCAAAATCAAGACTTCCTGACGCATGTTTCGTCAATGAAATTGTAGATTTGATAATTGATAATTTTGGACAAGATTTTTTGCAAGAAAATGAATCGATTTTGAATTCATTGATATCCGACATGGTTACTCGAGAATCTTCTGCGTGCTTTATAAAACTAACTAATCTAGGAGCTATCGTAAACGATGACTATAATTTTATCTATAAAAATGTTCCGTCGGACGCTTTTTTTAATTATGTACATAAAAATAATGTTAAAATAAATGCAGGTACAATGTCGTTTGCGATGAGTTTTAATGAACACGATGCTGCCATACGTGATTGGATTTATGAACGATGGGCATCGCAAGAATTAGAGATAGATGTGAATTCGTTGGGTGAAATTGTAACAAATGCAGTTTATGATAATAAAACAACTTATCTCGATCGAATTATGCAAAAAATATTTGACCATGTTAACGTGGGAAATATTATCACATATGTATTAATTGATTGTACATATGCTGATGACACTGACAAAATAATGATATATGCATCGGACTCGCATTGTCATTATAATAATTTATTGTTGCTGGAAATCATAAAACATTATTATGTTAATAATAATCCATATAGATTACGAAATAAGAACAGCAATTTATTTAAATCCGAAAAAGACAAAATAAGAGACATAATTGACAGAGATAAAACAGCGTTAGATGCATATAAAAATATCGTTGGATATATGAGCTCTTATAATGTCAAAAATTACGATATCATTATGAATCATTTGAGTCTGTTTGCCAGTATCTATTACGCATGAATTTCTATTAGTTAAAGATTTGCACGTTAATTCGATGATCCATTCAATAAATATAATTCTTTGCAGCAATATTGCATGTGACTTCAATAACTCATTGAAATGACATGCAAATCTCCAGCTGATTTCAATTCTTTTGCAGTGACATCGCATTCAACTTTCAATGATCTGAATATGTCATGCAATTCTTCAGCAAACACAATCGTTGCATCCAAACTTTCAATGGTCTATTGAATATGCAATTCTTTCACAGCAACATTACATTCAACTTTCGATGATCTATTGGACATGACATGCAATTCTTCCGCAAATACAATCTTTGCAGCAACATTGCATTCAACTTTCAATAATCTATCGAATATGACACGCAATTCTTCCGCAAATACAATCTTTTGCAGCAACATTGTATTCAACTTTCAATAATCTATTGAATATGAATGCAATTCATCAGCAAATACAATTCTTTTGCAGCGACATTGCATTCAACTTTCAATGATCTGTTGAATATGACATGCAATTCTTCCGCAAATACAATTCTTCTGCAGCGACATTGCATTCAATTTTCAATGATCTATTGAATATGACATGCAATTCTTCCGCAAATACAATTCTTTTGCAGCGACATTGCATTCAACTTTCAATGATCGGTTGAATACGCCATGCAATTCTCCCGCAAATATAATTCTTTCACAGCAACATTACATTCAACTTTCAATGATCTATTGAACATGACATGTAATTCTTCTGCAAATACAATTTTTGCAGCAACATTGCATTCAACTTTCAATAATCTATTGAATATGACATGCAATTCTTCAGCAAACACAATCATTTGCAGTAATGTTGCACTCGAAATTCGATGATCTATTGAATATGAAATGCAATTCATCAGCAAATAATATCAAGATGTGCTAAATTAATTAAAATTGATAAAAAAACTACCACATCGATATTACTTTAGATTAAAAAAACAAATGATATCAGACCAAGAAGAAGCGATAGTCAGTCTCTTAAATAGCCAAAATATCAGGATCATCAAAGATTTATTCAACATATCATATTTTACACATGAAATATTCATGTCTTCGTTGCATAAATATTGTTCGAAAATTATAAATCCTGGCGCATGTTTTGTCAATGAAATAACCGATCTAATTGAACATCACTTTGGACCAGAAATGTTGTGCAAAAATAAATTTGTATTGGATTCTTTATTATCTAACATGAATAGACAATATGGTAATGATGCACCTTTTTCGGCATGTTTTATAAAATTAACTAATATGGGTGGGATTTTGAACGATGATATGAAATTGATCAGCAGGAATGTTCCTTCCGAAGCTTTTTTTAATTACGTGAACAAAAATGATGTCATAGTGAATGATCGTATGATATCATGTGCGATACCATATTATCATCTTTGTGAAGACGTGCGCGATTGGGTATATGAAAAATGGGCTGGAGAAAAATTGGGATCAGATATAGAATCGCTATGTCAAATAGTGCAATTAGCCCATTATGATGATAAAAAAACGTATCTTGACAAAATAATGCAGAAAATGTTTGATCATGTAGATGATATTGGAATTGTTGTTGCATATGTAATAGCTAATTGTCAATATGTCGATGAAACAGATAAAATAATGATATATGCATCTGAATCTGCTGATTATGATAATTTACGATTGTTTGAAATAATTAAACACTTTTGGGCAAATAATGAGCCAGATAGATTACGAAACAAAAATGCTAACTTATTTGGAACGGAAAAAGAAAAAATTAATAAACTAATTAAGGAAGATGAAGGCGCACTTCATATATACGAAAATATAAAGATCATATTAATGAAGAAATTTGCTATCGATGATTACAATTTTATTATGAATAAAGTCGCCATGTTTGCGAATCTTTATTATGCGTAAGTTATTTTACTGCCAAGGCCACATACCATCATCTATTACACACTTGACGATCGGGTCTGAGTTTGAAAAATCACACGAGTTGTATTGGGATGATTAAAAAATTGATTTAAAAACTATTACACTGTCATAATCTTTAAATCAAAAAAACAAATGATAACAGACCAAGAAGGAGCGATCGTCAGTCTCTTGAACAGTCAAAATATCAAAATCATCAAAGATTTATTTGATATGTCATATTTTACGAGTGAGATGCTCATGTCTTCATTGAATAAATATTGCGCTACAAATATAAACCCAGATGTTCGTTTTGTAAACGAAATAATCAATTTGATTGAAAATCATTTTGGACAGGAAATATTATACAAAAACAAATTAGTCTTAAATTCGTTGCTGTCTAACATGACAAGAGAATACAAAGATAATGATTTTTTTTCAGCGTGTTTTATAAAACTAACCAATTTGGGAGGTGTGTTGAACGATGATATCAAATTGATCACTAAATTTATTCAGTCGGACGCATTTTTTAATTATGTGGACAAAAATCGTGTCATAACAACTTCTACTATGCTGTCGGGCGCGATATCCCACAATCGTTCTGATGATATATGTAATTGGATCTACGAAAAATGGGATGAGCAAGAATTAGAAACAAATATGGATTTATTATGTTCGACTGTGTTATCCGCATATAATGATGTAAAAAAATCGTATCTTGACAAAATAATGCAAAAAATATTCAATCATACAAATGACGTAGGAATTTTCGTCGCATACGTATTATTTTATTGTCAAAACGTTAACGAAACTGACAAAATAATGGTATACGCAATCGAATCTGCCAATTATGATAACTTACAAATGTTAGAAATAATAAAACACTATGTACTATATCGATTCCGGAATGGTAACAATAATTTGTTTAAGGCAGAAAAAGCAAAAATTGAAAAGTTAATCAATGAAGACAAAACAGCACGTGATATATACCAATGTATTGTTGATAACACACGTGCATTTGACCCTAAAGATTACGATTTTTTAATGAACAAAGTCAATATGTTTGCGAATATATTTCATGCATAAATAAATCACGTTAACATCCTATAATTTTATACAATATCAATATATTATGCAATACGATCAAACTCTATTATGCACTATTTTAAACGAAAACGACATCGAAATTAATGAAACGCAAATGGTATCATTAAACGATATAACCCAAAAAATAATTAAAGCTAAAAAACCCAAAACATTTATTGCAGATATTGCCGACAAAATCTTAATCCACAATAAGTATTATATTACACTTGATGCATGTCACGAACTATTACACGATCTGCAACTAAATGATGGATGCAACAGAATAACAACCAAACATAATTTCAGTAACATTATTGATTTCGAAAAAAATATCCTACAATTCAATGAATATCTTTTTACTGCTTTTTTGATGATTGAAGGTTCAAACTGTTTCGGCGTTTGGATTCGATACAATGAAATATTAGATTTATTAAATCTTAATGATGACATGGATATTGAGAACGAGAATATAATGACATACGAAACGTTATCCAAATGTGATAAATTTCCAAAGATCAATAATGGGTGCAAGTATAAATATTCTCGATTCATAAATTTAGCCGCTATCTCTTTCTTAATAGACAAATCTATGGCGATCGACATTGATGAAATCAAAAAATTTTTTAATGAGGATATTGCACAGTCTTTTGATACATACATAAAGCGAGTCATAGATCAATTTTTTTATTGTAAGGATATATTAGGTATAGACATCGCTCGAGAATAAAAATTGATAATAATTATCGCATACGATAATTATTAACAATAAAACTACAAAAAATGCTTGCAATATATACAGATATTATTTTTCCAATTGTGGAATATTTGACAGATAGAGAGAAGATAACGTTGACGATGACATCAAAAACAATGAATATGTTCAAGTATAAATTGATATATGGCGAAAAAGTATTGATTACGAAGATCGAAGGGTTGCCATATTTTGATAATTTTCAAAGTGTAAAATTGGTTGACGGAGGCCATGAATATCCAAAATATGTAAAGCAGATTTATTATAAAGTTGATAAACCTCCTGTTTCGTTACCCAATACTATTAAAAATTTGATACCAGAATTTGTCACGCATTTAGCGTTTGATGATGATTTTAATTTTCCTTTGAGCAGCGATAGCATACCTGAAACAGTAACGCATTTAAAATTCGGTTGTGATTTCAATAAATCAATTGTTGCATGTATACCTAAATCAGTAACACACTTAAAATTTGGAGAACGTTTTGACAAATCTATCAAAAACAGTATTCCGTCGTCAGTGATTTCATTAACATTTGGTGATTATTTTAATAGATCTATCAAAAACAGAATACCATATTCAGTAACTCATCTAACATTTGGTCATTGTTTTAACAAATCTATCGAAAATAGAATACCGCCGTTCGTAACCCATTTAAAATTCGGTAACGATTTTAGTCATTTGATACATTGTCTTCCATGTTCGATCATCCATTTGGAATTAGCCAGTTTTTTTAACGAACCAATCCTATGCGAAAATTTCCCACGTCTTAAAAATTTAACATTAGGCCACGCATTTAATGTCCCTACGAATATCCCACAAACCGTTACTCATTTGACGTTTGGTTATAAATTTGACCAACCGATTGATGATATGATTCCTCCAACAGTCACTCATCTAACATTTGGATATCGATTTAATCAATCAATTGAAGGTCACCTACCACAATCCATTAAATATTTAACATTTGGTAATTATTTCGATAGATCAATCAAAAATAGTATCCCATCATCAGTTACACATCTAACATTCGGCAAATTTTTTGATCGTTCTATTAAAAATAGCATACCTGATTCGGTGACACATTTAACATTTGGTTATAATTTTAACAAATCGCTAGAACATGGAATTCCACACAACGTCACTCACTTGACATTTGGCAACATGTTCGATCAATCTATCTTAAATAATATCCCAGAATCCGTCACACATTTAACATTTGGTAAAAACTTTAACCAACCGATTGAAAACTGCATTCCAGCATCTGTTACCCATTTAACATTTGGTGTTATGTTTGATCAACCAATTGAAGATCATATTTCATCTGTCACTCATTTAACTTTCGGATTTAATTTTGATAAACCGATAAATAAAGTGCCGCCATCGGTGAAAGAGATTCGATTGAACGAGAATTATAAAAGATTCATAAGTGGAGAATTGATTTTGCAAGCGAACATAATTAGAAGTCTTTAACTATCAAAAAAATTGATAGTTAAAAATGATTCGACGTTTGTCATAGAATGATGATCAAAATGTTATGCAACGATATAATCTTACAAATAGCGAAGGAGTTGACTGATAGAGAAAAAATACAATGGACGATGATATCAAAAAAGATGGATAATTTTAAGCATTTGTTTAGATATTGCGAACGAATATCTGTTAATAGAATTCAAAATCTATCTTATTTCGATAATTTTGAATGTGTTATTGCATCATGTAAAAATATTAAATTTCCTAAACATGTAAAATATGTGCACTATGTATTATTTCTTAGAGATCTGTTCAGATTTAGATTTTCCTTTAAATCTACTGACAGCCCACATGCAAATTTGATTACGCATTTAATATATGCATGCAACAAACTACCGGCAAACATTATACCTGCATCCGTGACATATTTAACGTTTGGTGATATATTTAATCAAAGAATATACAATTGTATCCCGTCATCAGTTACCCATTTAACATTCGGAAAAGAATTTGATCAAATGATATATAATTGCATTCCATCATCAGTAACCCATTTAACGTTCGGAAAAAATTTTGACCAACCAATAGCTCATTGTATTCCAGCATCAGTGACCCACCTAACATTTGGAAAAAGATTTGATTTTCCGATCATTGAATCGATACCATCTTCAGTTACTCATCTGACGTTTGGAAAATTTTTTAACCGTCCTATCAAAAACAAACTTCCACAATCGCTTGTGTATTTAAAATTTGGAGACTTTTTTAACAAACGACTGAAAAATAATATTCCACAATCTGTAACTCATTTAGTGCTAGGAGATCGTTTCAATAAAAATATTGCAGATGTAATCCCTATATTTGTGGTACAATTAGCGTTCGGCAGTGATTTTAACAGATTAATCGAAAATAGGATTCCTGAATCAGTAACACATTTAACATTTGGCCGCAATTTTAATAAATCAATCAAGAATAATATTCCTTCGAAAGTTACCCATCTGACATTCGGTAAAAAATTTAATCAACCTATTGAAGATAGCATCCCAGCATCTGTTACCCATTTAACGTTTGGCGAATATTTTGATCAACCTATTAAAAATAATATTCCGCCATCAGTAACTCATCTAACATTGGGCCGCTTCTTTGACCAGTCTATCGACGACGCAATACCGTCATCAGTTACTCATTTAAAATTTGATTATAATTTTAATCAATCTATCAAAAACAATATTCCATCATCTGTTATTCATCTAACATTTGGTCATATATTTGATCAACCAATCATCGATAATATTCCTCAATCTATTATTCATCTAACTTTTGGTATGAACTTTAATCAATCAATAGAAGGTGCTATCCCTTCGTCTGTCGTACATTTAGTATTTGGAGATATGTTTGATCAACCTATCGAAGGCAACATTCCATCGTCTGTCGCTCATCTAACGTTTGGATATAATTTTCAGCAACCAATAAATGGTATTCCACAATCTGTAATAAAAATATCGTTAGATCAAAACTATCGTCAGGTTATCGACAAAAAGATCGAGATAAAAATAGAATATATACGTCCGCCGCTTCAATAACTAAAATATTGATAACTAAAATTTTTAATTATCAATCACTTTATCCATAAATTTCTTAGCGCATTCGACAATATCATCATTCTCAGATTCCATTGCCGCCAAAAACGCTATCCCCGTAAATTCACAATCATTTTCAAGCGCATAATTCAATATATCTATGTGACCACATTCAATAGCAACTAAACAAACTCGCTCATCCCAAGGACAGCCTTTTTCTCGTAACCATTTTAATACATAAAGATAATCCCAAAGAACCGCACTTTGGCAACAGTCAGCATCAAATTTGCATCCTCTTTCATGTGCCCAAATGACAACATTCAAATGTCCATATTGTGCAGCATTTTGAATAACCTTTTCATTCAATTCGCATCCACAATGATACAACAACTCCAAAATCTCCAAATTACCACGGCTAGCTGCAACAGAACACGTAGCATCATTCAACGGACAGCCCCACGATATCAATAGCTCCAATATCACCTTTGATTCAATACTAACTGCTGCATTTGTTGCTGTCCAATCAAATGGTACATTTAATTCATACAACCACTCCAGCATCCTAACATTCTGTCCATTTACTGCTCCTTGAAACACGCATGCGTTATTGATTGGACAATCCTTAGAATAAAGAAATTGCAGACATTCCAAATTACCATCATATGCGATACTACTAGCCAAATTAACATTCAATTCGATTTCATAATTATCTAATAGCCAAATCAGTATTTGCAGATTATTACAACGAAAAACATCATCATTAAAATCTATTTGTTTATCGCGCAAGAATTTTGGAATTTCGATGTTGTCAGAATATAATGCACCTTGCCAAATACCAAAAGTTGCGGCAGGATAAACAGAATATAAAAAGATGACGATATCCAAATACCCGCCAACAGCTGCATGATATGGAGTATTTCCAATCGGATAACCTGCATTTACAAGATATTTGAGAATATCCATATGTCCTTTTTTAGCAGCATATGCCATAGCCAACGAACTGCGAATAGTTGTACGTGCACCTAACCATTTTAGCGTTTCAAGTTGGTTCCCTTTAGCCGCAAAAGCCACAGATGAATCATCGACAACGTAACCATTATGATGCATCCATTCTAGGACCTTAAAATTCCCGGTTTTAGCGGCGGCCATCATAATAAAATCGCTATTCTTACCACCATAACTATCACGATTCAATTTCATCAGTCTACTAATCAATTCAAAATCCTCCTTTTTCCCTAATCGTTTATAAATCTTAGGATATTGATGCAAAATTCTGTTTTCGTGCACAAAATATTTATCTGAAATATAATGCTCGTTAAATAATAGTTCAAGAGTAAATTTATGCAGATCACAATACAAATTAATAGGTTTATTGCTTAAAAATCGGGTTCTGTTGATCATCTTTAGAAAGTTTTTCTCAGCAAGCGGCATATGTACAGATTGGCGACTATTGATTTTGCATGTGCGAATGAACGATCTTTTGTCAGAGATAGGTAACGAACCAAATAAGTGTTGATACACATCATTATTTTCATGCGCAAGTAAAGAAATGATATTCATATTATATTGTATATAATATTAAAATCGGACACCTGGATGAATGTCACCGTATATTCGTTATTAATTTTTTTGCAACGTCAATAATCTCTTTCTTATTTCGCTGTTTATTCCAATGTGATAAATATATCTTACTCCTCCCCCCTAACTTATCATAGTTGCGGTAAATAAAATAATGATACAATATGTCCCAGATCACATCCCAATGTCCATCTTTCTTAACATCAGACATTCTCAATATATATTTACTCGAAGATATATACACTTTGGAAGTTGTCAATCCGTTATCACTAAACATCCCCATTGAATAAACATTATTAATCATCACCCAATCATAACTATCTAAACTAAATTCCATGAACCATTTATACACATCATCAGGATGGATATTCATCAGATTCATAAAATTACACATTACCATCAACCTTAAAATATGATGCAAATAACCATACTGAAATGCAAATTTTATACAAATATCAATCGGTTGTATTTTTAATTCTCCATCATACCATGCTTTTGTTAAATGATGACGATTGTCAAAATAATTTTTGTGTATCATTTTGTCATATGCATATCGATACAATAATCTTGAGTATTCGCGCCAATTTAGCTGCCGAACGAATCCTTCCACGCTATGCAATATCTCTTTTTTGGATTTGTCATATCGTTGCAATATTTCTTTCAAGATATATTCTGGCGTTATGAGTCCGATATTGAGCTGCATCGATATCACTGAATGAAATAATGTCATTTCAGAAAAATCTAATTTAAAATGTATTGCATCTTGATAATCACCAAAATGATCTAGTTTTTGATTTAGAAATTGTTGGTAATGATTTTTGCTATCTTTGTGTGTGATGGGATAATACCTTACATTGTCCGGCCGATAATTCTCCGGATAATAATTTCTAAACGTAGCTTCACAATATGATATTGCTTCATCATAAAATCTATTGTTATATTTTTTGGGATCTTTTTTGATTTCAGTTGGTAATGATTGTCTGTTGTATTTATCATATGAATATTTGCCGCCTAATGGTTTGCCAGCAGGATCTAACAACATATCTCTCTTTTTTCGATGCCAAATATAAAAATTGTATTGATAATATTTCTTTTTATCTTTTTGACTCGTCATATATTCTTTCAAATCGTTGTTTGATAACAAGAATAATGGTGATTCATACCACATAATCTTTTGTTTTATAGAATATTTCGCGATCCTTTTTTCTAATAACCAATCAACTGGATCGACGATATGCAACATGTTATCGGTTCCGTATTTCTCTTTAATAAATTTAAATAGCGTATTTGGATGTTTTTGCCAATCTAAATAAGTCACAGGAATGTTTTTGTTGGATAAATAGTGTTCATAATATTTCATGGAAGAACGTTGGTATATCAATTTTAGCAAATTAAAGCGCAATGTTCTTTCAGTGTCCGCAAAATAAATTGGATCCTCTGTTAGAATAATTTGATCCATATCCCTGATGTTGTATGGCAAATTATTGATAGAGAATAATTGATTAGGATAAATAATTGCGATGTTCATTGATTATTAGGTGAGAAATATTTTTGATGATCAAAATATTTGATTATCAAAAGTCAGTCAACATTATACATATCACTATCCGGAACAATAAGTAAGATAACCTTGACAGTTGTAGGAATATATTTTTTGATAGCATCGAAGTAAAAATCGTTAATGGATGCAAAGTTGCCATCCATAATTTGTGTTAGTGTGTTATATTTTTTGCCATGACCTATCTGGAGATGTGTGATCGTTGCGGGCAGTGGTTCTCCAAAATCGTCAAAATCGTAGGGTATTTTTAGATGAGTAACCGAATCAGATATGGAATTTTTGATAGAGCGGCGAAAATGCCGACCAAACTTTAAGTGAGTGACTGATTTAGGTATGTTGTCTTTGACAGACTGATTAAAAAAGTCGCCGAATTTTAAATAAATGACAGAACTAGGTATGAGATCTTCGATGGGTTCGTTAAAATATCTAGGTAATTTTAAATGGGTAACTGAACCGGGAATGCAATCTTTTATCGAATCATCTAAACGCATCGGTAACGTCAAATGAGTTATCGACTGCCTAATGTAATTTTTCGCAGTCGTACATTGTGGGCAAAATTTTAAATGAGTCACCGATTTAGGAATTATTAACCTACCATATTTGAATAACATATCACATAATGTAATATGGGTTACAGAAATTGGTATTTTTATCATCGACGTTTCTTTTTTCATACCCAAATCCATGAACGTTCTAGGATAAAAGTGTGAATATTTGCTGTAAAATATCAGTTTCTTTGCATTTTTAGGAAACGTTATACATGGATTATCATCTGTTATCGTTTCAAAATTATCATAATATGGTAAATGACTAATACGTTTGTACTCTGTATTATCTGGATAAATCAACTTATGTTTGAACTTATCAGTCACGTTGCACATCATCGTAAGATAAATTTTTTCTTTATTATTCAAGTACTTGCATATTTTTGAAAATATATCATAATTATACATTTTAACATATTATTTACTAATGATGCTACATTGATTTTAAATTTCAATTTTTTTTTGATTAATACTATTCTCGAATCGACCACAATCTCGCTACGGTATCAAAAATATTCTGCTGCAAAGGAAAACATAATTTTATTCCTTTAGTTCCGATTACAAGTTCCGATGTTTCATTTGTAGGATTAAAATTTTCGATAGAACCATACGATCTGGTCATTTCAGACATTCCAAAAATCAAAGTTCGTTTGTTATCTGGAGTAGAATTGACGCTGACCAGATTAAATTCGCTGGGATCTGTTTCAATATTTGTTTCTTCATATACTTCTCGGGAAATACCTTCTTGCCATGATTCATTCCAATCAATAAATCCGCCAGGTAAACAAAGTTCGCCGATATGTGGTTTAACGGTCCTTCTAACGAGTAAAAATCCCAAATCATGATCACGATTATAGAAAGGCAACATTCCTATGCCAACAGGAATCGGATTATAAAAAACTGGATTATCGCATGATGCACAGACAAAAGGAAATTTATTGTTATTGTGTCGCAATCCACAAAAATTACAATGTGATGGTAATGAATTTGCTTTGGTAGCTGTATTACATATGCGTAGATTATTAATCAAATAACCTACCTATATATTATCAAAGGAATAACAAATGTCACAATTATTGATTTCGGAACATATCTTTTAACAATATCAGTAATCCCATAATCTTTGATACATTCAAAATTATCATCTACATTTTGTACATATCGCCCGTTTTTTTTACGGTTTCCCATTTGAAGATGAGTTATCGTTGTCGGCAATTGTTCTTTAAAATTATTATAGCGAAAACCAATCTTCAGATGTGTGACTGAACTAGGTATGCTCTTAATGGATCGTTTGAAACCACTACCTAATCTTAAATGAGCGACAGAATTAGGTATACAATTTTTTATGGATTGGTTAAAATCTGAACCAAAACTCAAATGAGTAACTGATTTTGGTATACGACCCCCGATGGGTTGGTTAAACCAATTACTAAATTTTAGATAAGTAATAGAATTAGGTATGCAATCCTTAATAAATTCATTAAAAGTTTTGTTCAGATTTAGATTTAAATGAGTTACCTCTTGTGTTATATATTTTTTGACATAACGTGTGCATGTTGAACAGAATGTTACATGTGTTATTGGATTAGAAATAGATAAATCAATATATTCCGTCCCTTTTTCACATAATGTTAGATGAGTGACTGATGATGGGATTTTGACACACATTTTTTCATCGTAAACTTTTTTCTCACTAAATAAAAGAGTGCAAGTTCCCAACATACGATACGTATGTGTAAAATGATGCACGCTACCATCTAATATTATTTGTTGCACATTTTTTGGAAATCGCATTTTCGGGTTACGGGTTGTTATGCGTTCAAAATTATCATAATAAGATAAATGATTAACATCCACATCTTTTACAAAATCCGTATAGATCAATTTGTACTTAAATTTATCAGTTACGCTACATGTCATCATCAAATAAATTTTTTCTTTGTTATTCAAATATGTGCATATTTTCGAAAATATATCGTAATTATACATTTATACAATCGTTCGCTGATAATATTATGACACTATAAAATTCAATTTTTCATAAAAATTGAAATAATTTTGATCAGGTACATCAAATCCATTGATGATCAAATGTCAATAAATTTATTGCCGTACGAAATTATAAGCATATGGATCAGTAAAGATAATGCACATGTATGTATTATATGGAATAAAATCTGGCGCGATAAACTAATGACGATCAATTTGCGCTATAACGAAGGAGCTAGGATGCGTTGTTCGTTAGATTTTCTTGCTGGATTTAAAAATTTAATAGGACTCCATTTGGATAAAATGACGATGATTGATATACGATCACTTACAATGTTACAAACACTTTTGATTGATGATAATAAATATGTTGATGATAACATGTTGCAACAACTAACAAATATCAAATCGCTGTCACTACAACATAATAACAAAATTACTATTCAATCGTTGCAATATTTGACAAATATTACAGATTTGCATCTGGGATCAAATGATGAATCTATCAATTCAGCAATAATGAATTTTGCACAAATGAAAACGATAAATATCGGATTTGAATCGCATATAACAGATCATGTTTTGACACATCTCACAAAATTGAATAGTTTGACAATTGACGATAGCCATTATGTCAGTGATAGTTCAATGAAGCATCTTACAAATTTGACTTATTTATCGATTGATACGTCCGATACTATAACCGATGAATCAATCAAAAGATTAACAAATTTAGTGAACATCTACATTGTTGACACTAAAATAACATATAAAGCGTTAAAATATTTGACTAATTTGACAAGTTTGGAGCTTAACCAGAACAATATTGAAGATGGCGAGCTCGCAACGATGACGTATTTGAAATCGCTGTCATTATATTATTGTGAAGAAATTAATGGCACATCGTTAAAATATTTAACAAATCTTGAATCGTTAGACTTATATTATCAAGATTATATCGATGCAAATAATCTGGTGAAACTAACAAAATTAAAAAAGTTAAAAATAGGAAGTTGTAATAATGTTGATAGATTTATAGTCGAACATGCGCTACCAAATTTAGTTAAGTTATATTTTCAGAATTAAAAATTTTAGTTATCAAAATCTTGGGCCCATTTTTCTGTATTCCTCTCGAAAGAAAGACGCAATTCTATCATCTTTATGAAACGCACCCGCGTTCAAATTATACAATATGTTTGCGCGAGAAGATAGCAATTTTACTACATCAAGTGAAGGTGATTTAGTCTCTAAATATAATTTCATACAATCAAACCCAAAATAATAACTTGGCGAGTCATATTTTGCGCCATACGAAATCAATAACTTGATTATTTTATCGTATCCATATTTGCATGCAACTATTAATGGAAAAGGAATTTCTTCGCCGTCATACCATTGTCCATAATTAGGTTTAAATCCTCTTGATAAAATTGATTGCACTGATGAAATGGATCCGATGTAGCAAGAAATCCATAATAAATCTTTCATAATATGCTGTTCATATAGAACAAAATCGCAAACTTGATACAACCGAGTCAGCTGATATTTATCTAATTTCGGAATGACATATTCAAGTATTTGGATTTTGGTCATTTCCATGATGCGTTGAATTACATCGAGAGATATGTGCCAATCAGGGGCGACGGCGCCATATTGTGTCAAAAATTCAATATGTTTTTTTGTAGAACATTTAGCGAACATGTTAGGAATATTTAGAACGGCTTCCTTTGCAATATATCCTTGTTTGACTTGATCAATAAGTGTGTCAATTGTTACACGTTGGGAGTCCGCCATTTCGGTCTTTTTTTTATTCAATTTTTATTATGATTAAAAATAAATGCTACTTAGGTGTATCAATGTTAAGAAACTAAAATGCTATTAAGAGCAACTAAAATAGTGAGAAGATTATGTTCTTCTAAAATATCTAACCCGGAAAAGGATAGACATAGTCAATAAAAGAATAGATAAAGCAGAAAAAAATATAAGATTTGATGTAGACATCAATGCAGTTTTCTTATTTATAGCAATTTTTTTCTTTTGTCGAACGAATTATAACAAGAATCATATTGACCATAAATTTCGAATGCTGAAATATAATGCGGACCAGATTTGAAAATTGAATATTTAAATGTCAGGGCGTTGCTCTTTTAATATTATCGATCATATCAATGCAGCTAACCAAAAGCAAAACGCTAAATAGTATTATGAATATCATGTTAGGATTATTGTGCATATATTTGATTTATAATGTATGGATCGTAATTGCATCGTATCTGGCATACATTATAGCATATGTTGCCGTTACGTGTGAAAACTCATATAATTTGACAAGATCTTGTTCTGATAATCAAAAATGTTCAAGTTTATTAACATGCTACGAAAATAATTCGTATAATTGTGCGATGGCTGGTACAGTTTATCTAGTTTTTTGTGGTTTTATCGTCTTTATTGTCGGAGGTATAATTTGTACCATTGTTGATGTGATTATGCGGATACACAATGAATTTGTTGAAGAGGAAACAGACAGAGATGTATGAGTATTTTTCTTAGTTAAAATTATTTGGTCTTAAAAATAACATCAATAATCTTAATAATAGCCAAAATGCAAATAAATAATTTACCCCAAGATATCATCAATTTGTGGACGAGCAAACACAACTCGCGTGTGTGCAAGTTATGGCATATGGTTTGGTGTACGAAACCGATCGCTGCTATAGCTCCCACGCGACGCACTTTTTTATGCTCAGACAGATGTTATTCGTTAGCAGGTCTTTTAAAGTTCAAAAATCTGATGACACTGAGCTTGGGTCCTGATGCGATACTTGATGGATCCATTGAATATCTTACTACGTTGCGTACGTTGCTACTATCCCAGAATAGATGGGTGACAGATCAAATGCTCCAGCCATTGACTAATATAAAATCCCTTTCGTTAGTGTCAAACGATATGATAACTGACGAATCAGTAAAGCATTTGACAAATCTAGTCAATCTAAATCTTTATGATAATTCGAACATAACTGATGACGCGTTGAAACATCTTGTCAATCTTAAGAAACTAAATATCAATAGTAACAATATCATCACAAACAAATCATTGAAGACCCTTACACGTATTCGAATATTAGATATAGATCATAATAATTTGATAACAGATCAGTCGCTCATGTGTTTAACCAACTTAGAATCACTATCGATGCTACATAATAATAATATAAGTGACGACGGGATTAGAAACCTAGTAAAGATTGAGAATTTAGATATGAGTCACAATACATTGATAACAGATGAATCAATTAAAAATTTAACGAACATCACATCATTGCGAATAGAAAGTATAAATCATGTGACAGATAAATCGATTAAATGTTTGACTAATATGGAAGAATTATCGTTAGAATATGCAAGAAATGTAACTCACAAATCGCTGAAACATTTGACAAAATTAATCATATTAGATATTGATAGCAAAACGAGAATATCTGGACGTTCTATTGAATCATTAACAAAATTAGAATTCCTTCGAATGATCGATAATGATAACATACATTGTAATGACATAACAAAACTTACAAATTTGACAGAGTTATACGCAACTAATTGTCGCTATTTGAATTCTTCTGATATTGTTAACAAATTGCCGAAACTAAATTCATACATTATACGTTAATTTGATAATTAAATTTTAATTATCAAAAAAATCAATCTACGTTGCTCATTAGTGATGCCGGAATTAATATGACTATTATCGAAGAAGGAATAAATTTTTTAATTCGCATAAAATAAGGATCGTTCAGAGATTCAAAATTATCGCTTGTTGTTTGTGTATCTAACTTTTCACAATTAATTATTTTGAGATGCGTTATTGTTGCGGGCAACGGCTCTTTGAACTTATCGAAATGATAACTCAACATTAAATGGGTGACAGAATTTGGGATAGAATTTTTGATAGATCGGTTAAAAGATGGACCAAAATTCAGATGCGTGACAGAACTAGGTATGCAGCCTTTTATAGATTGGTTGAAAAATGAACTAAATTTCAAATAAGTCACTGAATTTGGTATAGAGTTTTCGATTGATTGGTCAAAATCATGACCAAAAAATAAATGAGTCACGGAATTAGGTAAATATTTTTTTATTGGCTGATCAAAGCAGTGACCAAAAAATAAATGAGTTATAGAATTAGGCAAACATTTTTTTATTGGCTTGTTGAAGTAGTAACCAAATATTAAATGAGTGACTGAGTTAGGTATGCGATCAGTGATATCATGATTAAAATTTACCGGCAATGTTAGATGAGTTACAGATGACGATGTAATATATTTTTCTAATGGATCGTTACATCCCCAGCAAAAATCTATTTGAGCCACAGATTTAGGAATTGACAATTCAATACTTCTAATTAAAGTTTGACATAATTTTAATTTAGTAACACGTGGTGGAATTTTGACAACCTTTTTCTCGTTGTCTGCCGTAAATATTAAACTACCTGCGAGATCGAGACTCCGCCATTTATGATCCAAAGACAATATTTTCTTGACATTTTTCGGAAAGGCGATTTCAAAATAATCAACGATGATAGCCTCGAAATTATCATAATATGGTAAATGATGAACACATCTATAAGAAACGACATCGGTATATATCAGCTTGTATTTAAACTTATCCATTGCAACACATGTCATTGTCAAATAAATCTTTTCTTTGTTGTTCAAATGTTCGCATACTTTTGAAAATACGTCGTAATGATACATTTGTGCATATATTTCTTTTTAAAATATCAAGAGAATATTTATTTCATTTTTTTGGCAGTTTTGATAAATAAATCATTTATTTATCAAATCAATCGACTTCATCCATATCATTTGGAAAAACATATAATAGGGTTGCGTCATTTGCGAGAAGTTTTCTGATGTGACTAATGCGCGAGTCACCTATTTGCGCAAGATCTGCGTCTGTTACTATTTGTATTGACTTTAAAATTTTTTTATGATGACCTATTTGGAGATGTTTTATCGTTGTTGGCAATGGTTTTCGGTAAATATTAAAACAACGACTCAGCGTTAAATGAGTAACAGATTCAGGTATTGAGTCGATTGGTTTGTTAAAATACTCACCGAATTTTAAATGAGCGACTGAATCAGGAATGCAATCATCGATATATTGATTAAAATCTTCGCCAAATTTCAAATGAGTGACTGAATTTGGTATTTGATTTTTGATATCATTGTTGAAATTATTGCCTAATTTTAAATGAGTAACTGATTTAGGTATATCTCCATTTATATGCCAATTAAAATTATCGCCTAATTCTAAATGAGTTATGGTTGATGACGCAATATAATGTTGAATGTAACAATTACAAAAGTTGCAATATACTAAATGAGACAATGATGTTGGAATTAATAAATCTACGTTAAGAACAGATTGCGGACACAGATATAAATGAGTAACTGTTAGCGGAATTTTAATTTGTGGTATCCCGGTATTTAAAACCATTGCATATAATTTTTTTAAACTAAAACATTCTTCGCCACAATTGGAACTCGTTAATACAATTTTTTTGATATTTTTGGGAAATGCTATTTCAACGTTGTCTGTCGAAATCATTTCAAAATTATCATAATATGGTAAATGACTAACATTGAAAACGATATCAGTATAGGTTAGTTTATATTTGAATTTGTTAGTTGTAATGGATATCATCGTTAGATAAATCTTTTCTTTATTGTCCAAATATGTGCATATTTTTGAAAATATATCATAGCAATACATTTTTGCTTGTCATTGATTGGTAGCATCTTTTGGGTTTTAAATTTCATTTTTTTTTTGCGTGCAAAGTTGCTGCCAATGATTGTGATTGGCTGGAGATTTGCATGTAAATTCAACAGATTATTGAAGTTACGTGCGAAGTTGCTGCCAAGGATTATAATTGGCTGGAGAATTGCATGTGAATTCAACAGACTATTGAAGTTACGTGCAAGTTGCTGCCAAGGATTGTAATCGGCTGGAAATGCACACGTTAATTCAACAGACCATTGAAGTTACATGCAAAGTTACTGCCAAGGATTGCAATTGGCTGGGAATTTGCATAATAATTCAACCGATCATTGAAGTTATAGTTGAGAACTATAATTGGCTGAAGATTTGCGCACTAATTCAATAGGTCATCGAAGTTACATGCAAAGTTACTGCTAAGAATTTTGATTAGCTGGAGATTTGTATATTAATTCAATGGTCTATTGAAGTTACATGCAAAGTTACTGTCAAGAATTGCAATTGGTTGGGAATTTGCACGATAATTCGACAGGTCATTGAAGTTACAGTCAAGAACTATAATCGCTGGAGATTTGCACACTAATTCAATGGGTCATCGAAGTTACATGCAAAGTTGCTGCCAAGAATTGCAATTGGCTGGAGATTTGCACGTTAATTCAATCAAACATTGAAGTTACATGCAAAGTTGCTGCCAAGAATTGCAATTGGCTGGAGATTTGCACGTTAATTCAATCAAACATTGAAGTTACATGCAAAGTTGCTGCCAAGAATTGCAATTAGCTGGAGATTTGCACGTTAATTCAATCAAACATTGAAGTTACATGCAAAGTTGCTGCCAAGAACTGTAGTTGGCTGGAAATTTGCATATTAATTCAATGGGTGATTGAAGTTACATGCAACGTTGCTGCCAATAATTGTAGTTGGCTGGAGATTTGCATATTAATTCAATGGGCGATTGAAGTTACATGCAAAGTTACTGCCAATAATTATAATTAGCTAGGGATTGCATATTAGTTCAATGGGTGATTGAAGTTACAAAATTGCTACGAGATTTGCATATTAATTCAATGTGTCATTAAGTTACATTATTTTGATTTTTATAAAGCTGATACAAAAATTGATTATTATTTGGATATAAATAGTATTTCATCAAAAATATCATCAAAATGAATCGAGACGATTTCAATCATCTCCTAGCCAATGCAAACTCTGGCAAAATTGAGGCTGTGAATAAATTGCACGATCTTTACGCGACCCAGGATTTTACTTTTAAAAATTTCACGAAAGCAGACATAGATCATTATTTATCGTTGCCGGATGATTCATATACTCTTTTTCATATAGCATATTTGATATGTATATTCGATAAAAACGTTGAACGAACTAAGGAATATTTGATCAAAAGTATTGACAAAGGCTGCTCCCAAGCGTATGTCTTATTGGCGTTATTAGTCGATTATGACGTAATAGAATATGAAAGTACGTTCGACGAATTAATCAAGAAAAGTGTCAAAATGAAAAATTCTAATGCGTATATCGAGCAAGCGGGGAAATTGAACGGCGAGAAAAAAATTAAGTTGATCAAGGATGCTATCAAGTTAGGCAACAGAAATGGATACCATGAACTAGGATTACATTATCATGATAGTAAAAAATATAAGTTAGCAAAGAAATATTATGAAAAATCGATAGAGAGTGGCATTCATGCATCACATTTTAACTTGGGTGTAATGTATCGGGAAGGAGAAGGTGTTACTAAGGATCCGGAAAGAGCTATGAAATTATTTAAGACAGCTCGGAAACATGGATGTAACAGAGCAGCAACTACTATTGGTGGCATGTATCTCGATAAAGGAAATTATGATGCAGCTAAAAAATATCTTGTCGAAGCAATGGATAATGGCGATCCGATGGCATGTTATAATCTCGGATTATTGCATAAAATGAACGATGATATCTACGAAGCAATGAAATGTTTTGTACAAGGAGCAATACGCGGCCATGAAGCATCAAAAAGAGAAGCAATTATGTTCGGAATACATAGTCTTAACATAACTGATCATGAAATCAAACAAATGTGCGATTTGTATGAAAAAACAAGGCATTTCGGAGCCAATGATTATTATTAATTTTATCCAATTGTGATTGAACAAAATTGAAATCTAGAATCACTAACATTGATTATTACAAAAGATAAGTAAATGTTGCTATCATTGTATGATGAGATTATTCTAAAAATAAGTGAATTTATGACAGATCGCGAAAAAATTTATCTGTCGATGACATCGAAACGAATGGATCAGTTAAAATATAAGATAAGGTATGTTGAATTGGTAAGTGTTTTGGATATAAGATCATTGCCATATTTTGATAATTTTGAATGCGTTCATGCACATATGATAATTTCGTTGGATAAAATTCCAAAACATGTGAAATACGTTCATATTGTAACTACTGAAACAAATATTCCGCGATTCGTTACCCATCTAACGTTTGCGTTTAATTTTGATAAGCCAATTAATAATTGCATCCCTTCATCTGTTACGCATTTATTTTTTGGCGCTTATTTTAATCAATCGGTAGATGATTGTATACCTAACTCGGTAACTCATTTAGGATTCGGCTGGGATTTTGATAAACCGATAAATCAATGTTTGCCTACATCTATTACTCATCTAACGTTTGGAAGAAATTTTAATCAACCAATAGATAAGTGCATACCTGCTTTAGTTACACATCTAACATTTGGATTTTTTTTCAACAAATCAATAAAAGATTGTATACCCGCATCTGTCACGCATTTAGAATTTGGGTTTCATTTTGACCAACCGATAGATGGATGCATACCACAATCGATCGTCAAATTGACTTTTGGAAAAAATTTTAATCAACTGATTAATAATTTCATACCACAATCTGTCAAAAAAATAATTTTGCATAAATGCTACGATCAAAATATAAGTCAAGGGCTCGCTGCAAAAATAAAGAGAATTTGATCATTAAAGACTTTGATGATCAAAAAATTGATAAAATAACAACTAGTATGATAAATTTATACCAATAAATTTAAAATGCAAACATTGGACAAAGATTTAATGTTGCGCATATCAGATTATTTGTCAAATTATGGTAAAATAATATTTTCGTCTACGTGTACTAGAATAAATCAATTGAAACATAAATTCATTTATTATGACAAAGTAGAAGTGACTTCGATATTGGATTTGTCGTTTAGGAATAATTTTAAACATATTTATTTTATACTAACTCCTTACGATGTTACCCTTCATTTAAAAGAAATACCTATGCTTGTTACTCATTTAACTATAAAATTAGAAAAAATAGAAAATTTTCGCATTCCGACGACAGTTACTCATCTAATTTTTGCCGATGATTTTAATAGACCTATTGATAATATCATTCCATCATCAGTAACGCATTTGACTTTTAGCGACGAATTCAATTACCCGATTGATTGTTGCATACCACCGTCTGTAACGCACTTAACTTTTGGCACAAATTTCAACCGGTCCATCGAAAATAATATACCAACATCAGTTACACATTTAACCTTTGGTGCAACATTTAATCAACCAATTGATAATTTCATACCGCCATCAGTTAAGAAATTAACATTTGGCAATAATTTTAACCAATGTATAGATAATTTGCCATCATCGGTGACAGATTTAATATTAGGACACTATTTTGATAGACCTATACTATATCTACCACCGCGACTTAAGGTTATCATATTTGGTTATAAATTCAACCAACCTATTAACAAATGTATGCCATATGGTATCAAACTTATTGGATTTGGTTATGAATTTAACCAATGTATTAAAAATAATATTCCAAATAGTGTTACACATTTAGCAATTGGAAAAGGATTTGATAAAACTATGAAAAAAGGTATACCAGGATCGGTTACTCATCTTCAACTTTATTGTAACAGATTTACAAACGGCCATATACCAAATGGTGTTACTCATCTGATATTGACTGGATCGTTTAACCAGTTCATAAACGGACAAATACCTGGAACAGTGACTCATTTAACATTCGGAGATAAATTTAATCAAAATATTAAAAAATGTATTCCGCCGAATGTTACACATCTTGAGTTTGGCAACAATTTTGTGCAGCCCGCTAAAAAAAGTATTCCACCGTTTGTTGAGAGTCTAAAATTTGGTAAATTATTTAATCAACTGATAAATTTTAGCATGTTTCCATCATTAAGAAAATTAACTTTTGGCAGCCATTTTAATCAACCAATTAATGGAATTTTGCCACCGTTCATCACACATTTGACATTCGGGAAATATTTTAACCAACCCATTAACAATTCCATCCCGCAATCAGTCACGCACTTAACATTCGGGAAATATTTTAACCAACCCATTAACAATTCCATCCCGCAATCAGTCACCCACTTAACATTTGGTTATTATTTTGATAAGCCAATAGATAAACTCATACCACCATCAGTAACACATTTGATAATTCCTAAAGACTATGCACATAAAATCCCCGAGACAATAAAAAGGGTGAATTTTGCATGAAGATATTAATATTCAATCATAATTATGATTGAATATTAAAGCTCATCTTTCATTTTCCTATCAAATCTAAAACCTTTATAATTCTTATCTGCAACGTCACGACATAATTGTTCATACTCCGAAAACATTCCGCAGAAACCAAGAAACTGCCTCTTCTTCCCAGCAATATTGGATCCTAAATACCACGATTTGCATTCCTCTCGCGTCCACAACGTATATCTTGCGAGGCGATCGACATACGCAACCCAATCATCTTCTGCCGCCACTCTTGCCTCGACCGATTGATAATTATTCTTTCGCATCCAAACTAACAAATCTGTCACCCATCCAGTATGATGTTCGATAGCAACGGCCATATTTGCAAATATACTTGGACTCTGAAATGCTACCAAATGAAATAAATTTGGAAATCCAGCAGTTGCTAATCCCAAATAACTCTTAACATACTTGTCAAATTTATTTTTCAAAACCCTACCATTCTCACCGACAATATGGATATCATTAATGGCACCTACCAGCGCATCAAATCCGGTCGCGAAAATAAACATATCAAGTTCATGATGGACACCATTGACAATCACACCGTCCTTAACAAATCTATCAATTGGCATATCAATAAGATTAACGTTCGGTTGATTGTAAGTTTCATAATAATTTGTTCCCAATAGTGGTCGTTTGCAAATATAACCATAGTTAGGACTTAATTTTTTGGCAGTCAAAGGATTTTTAACAACCTCACTGATTTTGCCACGAATAAAATCTTGGATGACTAAATCCGCGTCTGGATTTATTACAAGATCTGTCACAATTGAAAACATAAAATCGAATCCTCCAACGTTTTGATAATAATATTTCAACTGTTCCATAAACTTTTTTCTGCCAAGTTGTGCATATGGAATTCCTTGACTATTATGCAGAGGAATTCCAGATGGGGATGCAAATGCTTGCCTTCTTCTTTCCTCTTTGTCAAATGTAGTTCCATTGATAGGTTTATTGCGTAACGGAAAGACATAATTGGGAGTTCGTTGAAAAACAGTGAGGTTTTTGACGTTGGATTTGGCGATTATGGGAATCATTTGTACACCGGTTGATCCTGTTCCCATAATACCCACTCGTTTATAAGCAAAATCGATGAACGAAGATGGCCATTGGGATGAATAGTAAATGGGACCTTCAAAATCGTTTAGCCCCTGAAAAGTTGGTTTGTTCGGTTTAGATAATGGACCAGTTGCTAGGATGACAAATTTAGTGTTATAAATTTTGTTGTTTGAGAAGACCTGCCAACTTTTAGAATATGTATTCCAGCACATACTTGTCACGGGTGATTTGAGATGGATATGTTGTTTGAGATTAAAAATATCGTTCATTCTATGGATGTATTGTAATAGTTCTGGTTGGCTGGAAAATTCTTCTGAGAAGTTCCAAGCTTTATTGAGATCGGGATGGTGCATATAATAATCGTGGTTGCGTACATCAACCCTGGCACCCGGATATTTATTGAAAAACCAAGTACCACCAATGTCATCCCCTTGTTCAAGAACGATAGCATTGAATCCATTTTCTCGGAGGAGCCGCAGTTGAGTGAGACCGGATAATCCGGCACCGACGATGATGACATCAAATTCTTGGCCGATCACGATAACAAATACAAGAAATAATAACATCTTGGTATTAATAAATCAAAGGTGTATTATTGACGATTATATTTTCATTTTTTATTCGAATCGACAAATTCATAGTCGTTATGTCGGTGAGATATCATCTTAATTTTGCGTATATGATATGATTCTACTTTCTCTATGCCATTGATACCATAAATTTCATCATACATATCGGTCGCGTTTGCTACCGTTGGCGCTTTTTGTAAATCCATGATTGGGATGTATGATTTTTCAAGAAAAAAATATGCATTTTCAATTCCATATGCAACAGGATATGGAACTGCATTATTACCTACCACTGCAATGAAATCAATAATTTCATCATCAGTTTTGAATTCATATATTTCATCACCGACGAACACATAATTATTTTTGTTAATTTTTATCAAAATCGCATTTCCATGATCTTCATCCGTCGATGAATCAAATCCTGACCAATATCCTTCAAAATTTTTAACACGCCAAAATGGTTCGCCATAGAAAGTAGTAGCAGTGAAGCTTTGAGAACCATATTGTTTAGCGAGAACTGCTTTTTGTATCGTTACCCCATTTTTATCGCACGTTACTTGGAATGGTCTATTTCCACCATCATTCATTTGATACATATTTGTTTCAGTGATATCTTCTTTTTTGATAAAACTATTGGTATTTGACATAGATGACAGTTCTCGGTAGCGATTTTTTTGTTCTAAATCCCATGTAGTTTCTATTTTTAACTTACCTCCGCTAATGTTAATTTTTTTTGCGGTGAGATATTTTGCTTTGTATTTTAGATATTTAGGCTTGTAATCTATCATTAATTATAGTAAATATATACTTTAAAAAATTGAAATTGGATTGGCCAGATGCATCATATCTATCGATGATCAAATGTCAATAGCATTACTACCATACGAAATTATAGGCATATGGATCGAACGAGAGAACGCACATGTATGCAGATTATGGAACAAAATCTGGCGCGATAAATCAATCTTAATTAGTTTGCGCTGCGATGAACAGGCCAGCATACATTGTTCGTTAGATTTCCTTGTCGGATTTAAAAATTTAATGGGATTATATTTAGGCAAAACGTCAGCGATTGATATACAATCACTCACAATGTTACAAACGCTGTTGATAGATGATAATGAATATGTTGATGATAATATGTTACAACAACTAACGAATATCAAAACATTGTCGTTGCGATATAACAACAAAATTACTAGTCAATCGTTGCAACATTTGACCAATATTACAGATTTGAGTATTGCATCAAACGATGAATCTATCAATATTGGATATAAATCATGTATCACGGATTATGTTTTGACACATCTCACAAAGTTAAGCAGTTTGTCAATAGAATGCAGTTATTATATCAGTGATAATTCAATAAAACATCTTACGAATATGACTTATTTAGAAATTAGTATGTCGGACACCATAACCGATGAATCGATCAAAAAATTAACAAATTTGAGACATATTAACATTTCAGATGCCGCAATAACGTATGAGTCGCTAAAATATTTGACTAATTTGACAAGTTTAGAGCTCGGTAAAGGCGATATTGAGGATAGGGAGCTTGCAACGATGACAAATCTAAAATCTCTGTCGCTATATGATTGTGAAAAAATTAGCGGCGTAGCGTTGAAATATTTGTCAAATCTTGAAATATTGCACTTGTATTATCAAGACGACATTGACGACAACGATTTAGAAGGTTTAACAAAATTAAAAGAGTTAAGAGTAGCAAGTTGTGACCAAATTAAAAAATGGGTAGTTAGGTGTATGTTTCCAAATTTACCGTATCTTGAAGATTAAATATTTTAATTATCAAGATATTGTTTAAGAATTACACTGCGCGATGATCGAAAACATCATATTGTTCCATAATGCGTCATCATCGAACATCTTATCGTCATCTGTTTTTTCAACTCCTTCGTTTTTCTGAATAGCATATAAGTTCTCGAAATGACGATATTGTTGTTTATCATCCAAACCGTAGCCGACAACCCATATATCAGGAATTGAGATGCCAAACAAATCGGGAAGAGCATATTTGGTTTCTTTCTTCTTCTTAAACAACGTGCAAGTAAATATCATATCAAGTGGAACATTCGCCTTTTCATGGATCGCTGTTTTGATCGTATCCAACGTGTGGCCGTTATCATATAATTCGTCGATAAGAATGACATGTTTACCTGCAAATTTTTGAGGTGTAATGGAACTAAAAATGGACAATCCTGATTGCGATTGAGAATCGTGATAACTTGTTGCTTCGATGAAATAACACGAATGTAGGATCGTTAACTTCCTTGTCAAATCAACGTAGAAATAAACCGCTCCTTTCAAGATCCCGACGATAACGACGTCCTTCCCAGCAAATTTAGCGTTAATAACATCTGCACATTTTTGTACAGATTGCTGTAAATGTTGTTTGGATATCAACATGCGCATGGTTGTTTGTGCTTCAGACATTATGTGTTGTTCTATTCTGTTAAAGGAATACATACCTATCGATTAAAAAATCATTTTTTTCGAAAAAAATGATTTTTAAAGTGTCATAACCTCATTAATAATGTTATTGTGATAAAATGAACATAGATTTAGAGAAAGGTGTAGATAATTTGTTAATTCATGGCAACATTGACATTTTGAACTTACTTTTGCGCGATGGATGTGTAGACATAAGTTTTATGATAGAAAGAGCCAAACCAATATATGCTGCACGAGATGATATTGATAGAACAGTTCTAATGGATCTTTTTGATGATTTTGCATTGATTGATTCTGGATTTGCCCAGATTTTTTTAGAATTATTATTTAGATCGACTGGATATAATTATAGTACTTTTGCGAAACTACCGATTGATGTTGTTAAAAAACTAATGTCGTATGGTGCCGTAATACCATCTGAAGCAAATTATTTGTCTAAATTGCCATATGATGATTTTATTGAACAAATTGAATTGACTAATATGAAAATCGATTTCGAACTAGAAGCAGAATGTATAAAATTCTCAACAATTGAAGTTTTGAAATGGGTGAGAAAAAATTCGTGCGAAAGTGCAGATATCATAACCAAGCTATTTCTTACAATATCGAACTATCGAACCGACGAAAAGCGTCGTTTTTATTTCGATGAAGCAAAAAACGATAATCATTTGACAGATGATCTGATTATGGCCATCATCTATAAACGTGCTCACGATTTTGAAGCGACACTGAACGATCACATAATCAATGAAGAATTGTCTTTTTTTATTATATTATATTTTCAGGATCTTACTATGCACGCGGAAAAGCCTTTGCAAAAAATGCTATTCAAATCATTGCATCCAAACGTCAAAAAATATATTGGATCAAATATTCATGAATACTTTCATAAAATCAATGAAATTAACACGTCATCGACAAATTTTTTGAATTGGCTGACAGAGACATACGAAACTTTTTGCGAAAATGTTGGTAAAAGTGCAAGAACATTATTGGATTATGCAGAATCTAACTTTGTTTTACAGACCTAAAAAAATTGATTTTTAGATCGTTAAAACATACAATGTTAAACAACCAATCAAATATGTTACATCCAGATATAGTAGCACCAATAACTAAACATCTAACTGACAAAGAAAACATATATTTTTTATCCGTAACTAAAGAATTAAATAAATTAAAAAAACGATTCAGATACAGTCAATTAATAAATATTGAAAGAATAAAAAATCTGTTTTACTTCGATAGTTTTGAACAGATTGAAATATCAAAATTAACGACGATACTCCCCACGAACGTGAAATTTGTGCATTATTATGCGAACGATAATAAAATCCCATTAGGAGTGACGCATTTATTTTTCAATGGTTCCTTCAACGAATCTATAAAAGATTGCATTCCGGAAACTGTGACACATTTAAATTTTGGTTACTTTTTTGATCAATCGATAAGAGATTCTATCCCAGCATCCGTAACTCATTTAACATTTGATGGTGAATTTGACCGACCAATTATAAACTCGATTCCTCAGTTTGTGACCCATTTAAAATTCGGTTTTGATTTTGATCAATCAATAAAAGGATGTATTCCAAATTCGATAGAATGCTTAGAGTTTGGAGAAGCATTTAATCATCCAATTGACGATTGCATAACATTTACTAGATTAACTCATCTAACATTTGGTGATGTTTTCAATAAATCTATTAAAAAATGTATTCCGAATTCGGTAACTCATCTGACATTTGGCGATGAATTTAATCAACCGATTGAAGATAGCATTCCAAATTCGGTTACTCATTTGATATTTGATAATAATTTTAACCAATCAATTAAAAATTGCATATCTAATTCGGTCGTTTTATTAATTTTTGGCGCTAATTTTGATCAACCAATTGAAGAAGGTATTCCTAATTCGGTAATAGAATTATCATTTGGCACCAATTTTAATCAATCGATAAAGAATAATATCCCAGCATCAGTTGTTCACTTGAGATTCGGTGAAAAGTTCGATCAAGAAATTATTGATTTGCCACAGTCGGTAAAAAAGTTGGGACTACATCTTGGTTATGCTAAACAAGTTGACAAAGAAACAGAAATCAGAACAGGTTTGTCATATTACTTTACTTGATAAATAAATATATTTGTTTATCAAATAAAAATTGAAAAATATATTCCAATACATATCTAATATTTACAATCGTAGTAAAATGGAATATCTCTCTATCAGGGACGTTTTTGTGAATATAGCGCAACATCTCCATCCAGCCCATGGATTTGTATCAATTTATGCAATCATGTAAAATATTGAACAAAATAGTTACGAAAAAAGATGTTGAGCGGTGTATCGTGTGCGAAATAGAGCGACGATTACATGACATTTGTAAGGATGATTATACTGAATTTATGGAGATGCTTAAAATAACGAACGCGAAAATTATTAGACAATTTATAACTGAATGTATAATTGGCGAAACGTGGAAGGGTTGTATTATAATTTATATCCCGGAGTCCGTGGATACTGAAAAATTTATTAATTTTGTAAAAGAAAAAAATTATAAAACGAAACAATTGTTCTATGAACGTTATGATGCCAATGAAAAAAATGTTAGTATTCCATCAATGCGATGTTATTTTAATCACGGCGTTATTGATATTATGTTGCCAATATATCAACAAAGAAATAAATTCACAGAAAAATACGTTCATACATATACGCAATGCAACATCTATAAAAATATATACACTGTCGCATCAATTGAATTATATATTCATAGAATCAACGAAATTTTTGCTAAAAATACAAATTTCCCAAAGAAAAGACGTTCGGCAACAGCTTTTAGGAAAGCACATAAAAGAGGATTTCAATTTTATAAATCGAAAATAGATAAACAAATCATGTCAAATAACGACATTATTTGTGCGTATTATAACGTAGCAAAAATACGATGCCGATATACATTAGAATGGTGCGAAAAAAATTAAACAGATCAAATGAATTTATCATTGAAGATAATATCATATATCACATGACGCGCACAAAAAAATACACCGAAAGTGCAATATTTGATATTATTGATATATCATCACCGGATTCAAATCAGAAAAACAAATGCAATGATTTATATCATCATTTACATATAGGCAGATGCACTCGGGATACATGTATTGCAAAAATGTTGGATGTATATCATTATCATGGTCACTATATTAATGGAACAAGGTCTTCATCAGATTCTTCATCCGAAATAGATCAATCGGATGAAGAATCGGATGAAGAAAATGATGATATCATCTTCATTCAGTGTTGAGATAGATTGTTGATAATTAAATATTTTAATTATCAAATATTCGCTCTAATCTATTTCGGTGATAATATGTACGTGCATTAGATATCCAAGACTTAAAAAAACCAACATAAGAATCGAAAATTCAAACAATGTGTGTTCAATTCTAACTAATATTGGTATCGGATTACCATTTGTCATTTTTTGTTGCTGCTAAATATTCTAATCTTTTTAAAATCAATTTTTTTAAAAATTGACGTTTGATCTATCAAGCAAGTACAAAAATAACTTGTATCATTAAACGATGAACAAATTACCACGAGAAATTATATACCAATTCATTGATAAAAAAAATTCGATCGTGTGTCATCTGTGGCATATCATTTGGTGCACAAAACCAATGGCTATTAAAATTCCAAGTATTGACGCGCACCCGAGTTCGTATAAGAATTGCCCTATGAACACTTTTAATAAACTAAAGAATTTAATAGAACTTCCTCTGTATCAATATTGCAAACTTGACGATGGGATAATAGAATCATTAACCACACTAAAAACGTTACAAATATACACAAACAATTTTGTAACTGATGAGACATTAAAACATCTAACAAATTTAACGTCGTTGACATTGGTATATAACAATACGATAACATACGAATCATTAAAATATTTGACAAATATCGTAGATTTATCTATTAATTATAATTACATCATAACAGATGACGCATTGAAAATTTTACCGAACATCACCAAACTAGATATCGGAAACGCTAATTTGATAACAGATATGAGTCACTTTACGAAATTAAAGAAATTGAGTTTAACAAATAGTTGGGTACGTGACGAATCGTTGATGTGTCTTACTCAAATTAAAAGTATTAGTATTACTGGTTGCCTATATGTTACAGGCAAATCAATTAAAAATTTGACTAACTTAACATCAATAACTCTTGATGGTGTCAGAGATATAACATACGAATCGTTAAAATATTTGACTAATTTGAAGTCAATGAAGGTAAGGGATATTAAACTTGTTGATGATGAACTAAAAAAACTAACAACTTTAGAATCATTGTCGTTAAGTGGCAAAATATCGGTCACTGGCCGTTCGCTTCGGTGTTTGACAAGACTTAAAATGCTATCGTTGTTTGAGAAAATGCAGATTACAACCGAAGATGTATGCGAACTTATAAATTTAGAATCTTTGAGTATTGACAAAAAAATTCGCATAAACTGTGATGTAATTTGTAATTTGCTTTCGAAATTAGAAAAAATAAACTATACTGGCCGTTATTTTTGATAAACAAAATTGTTTGGTTATCAAAATTTCATTGATACAATTCTCTTTGAATAGACCAATATTTGCACGTTGAAGTCCTGTCAATGCGAATCTCTTGACATTACATTAAATAGATCAATATTGGCCCGTTCAAAGTCTCGTCAATGCAAATTTCTTCAAATTTTTTGACATCATATTGAATAGATCAACATTGGCATGTTCAAAGTCTCGTCAATGCAACTTCTATGAATCTCTTGGCATTACATTGAACATGCCAATATTGGCATGTTCAAAGTCTCGTCAATGCAACTTCTATGAATCTCTCAACATCACATTGAACGGATCAATATTGGTGTGTTCAAAGTCCTGTCAATACAAACTTCTACAAATCTCTCGACATCACATTGAATAGGCTAATATTGGTATATTCAAAGTCTCGTCAATGCGAACTTCTACAAATCCGTTGATATTATTTTGAATGGACCAACATTTGCACGTTCAAAGTCTTGTCAACACAAATTTCTTAACATCATATTGAATAGACCAATATTGGCACATTCAACGCAAACCTCTCGACATCACTTTGAATAGCCCAATATTGGCGCGTCAGAGTTTTATCAATGCAAATCTCTCGACATCACTTTGAATAGCCCAATATTGGCATATTCAATAACTTCTGACAAATCTCTTGACATCACTTTGAATGGACCAATATTGGCACGTTCAAAATCTTGTCAACGCAAACTTCTGCAAATCTCTTGACATCACTTTGAATAGACCAACATTGGTACGTTCAAAGTCCCGTCTATGCAAATTTCAGCAAATCTCTTGACAGTATAGAACTGACCAATGTTTCCACAATCGTTTATTCTCAAATCACCAAAACAAGTAATACTCTGTAACAAAAATAAGTTTTTCACAACAGGTTTATCATTCTATTTTCATAATAATTTTTATCATATATTCGATTATCTTTTTATGCATGTCTTTTGGTACAATTAACCAACCGTATTCATTTGATGATGATCCGCTCACTCCATATATATCTACTGCTTTAAATCCATAATGAATCTGAAATCCATTTTGAAAACAAGGTATATCTGTAAAAAGAATTGTTTCTGGAGGTAGAACATTTACACAAATACAATGTGCATGCATGTCACATTTTGTTATGCATTTTGATGCGTATTTATTATTCACGTAGCCTGAAAGAGAACAATATGAGTTGGTCTGATAAATAACATCTAAAATTTTTGTCACAATGTGTAATCTTGTACCAAACGGGAAATTTAATATCAGTTTGTTATTTGATAAAAACTCTGCCACATTATTTTCGTATTTAAACCACAAATAAATCGCATCAAAAAAAGTTAATATCCCATCATCATTCACATAGTCTGCACCGGCATTAACAAATTCATCAAACGTGAAACCAGTTTTATCCATCTTATTTAATACCCTGGTGCATAATTTATCATCCGCGTCCAAATGCGTCACAAATAAAAACGATTCCATGCAATCTTTCATCTTTTTTTTAAATCTAAAATCTTCATTATGTAAACATTCCAACGCACATTCAACATTTTCTCGTGACGTGATGACAGATAGTTTTAAATTCTTATCATCACAATCGTCGAGAGCATTAAATATATTTATTCGTTTGATCAAATCATTATGCAACGAATAACTAATATCATTGATCGTCAATGTTGTATAATTGTTAATATGATGTTTCCCGATCATTTTAACTATTTTGGTTAGATCCGTTCCAGATAATTAGAAAATCAATTTTTTTTGTGTTAAAAAATTAATAAAAATATAATCAACAATATTCCATTACAAGTCTGTCTATCAGAATTCAATAATCCGAATGCGAATAGAGTAAATACGCAAAAAAATGTAACGTCATACAATGTGATCGTGGTTCTGATTCAATCAGATGAATTTTTGAAGCTCGCGATGAGTCTAATACTATTATACCAGAAAAGAAACAATATGCAATAGAAATTCCTGGTTATTGATCACTGAATAATACCGTCTGTGAAATTAAATGTGGGAGATTTATATCAAACGTGGGACGATGTTTTTGACTGTTGGAGTGCGTAGAAAGACGTTCTAAATTGTGCAATGCTTAGAACGTGTGAATATGTCGATAAAAAAATGACATATCATATTGTTCATGGCAGCGACATTAAAATTCGCTTTAAATTTCTTCGAGAAAAAATGGAACTATCATATGATTAATAAAAAATAATGATATATCATTATTTTTTACAAATAACATTTAACTAGATCGATTATTTCGCGATCATCATATCTAACAGCCGTGTCAAAACATACATTGCTTATTTTGCAAACATTTTCTAGCGCAAATTTTAAAACATCAATTTGATTAGATCTTATCGCATAAATACAAACTTGTTCATCCCAAGGACAAATTTCCGTTTCGTTCGATTTCAGTTCACAAATATCTCTATTAACGCCGCGTAGCCATTTTAATTCATCTAAATAATGATGTATCGCCGATTGTGCACAAACATTCTCATTCCATGCACATCCTTGTGAACGACACCAAATTATGATATGTAGATGACCATTACCTGCGGCCATTATAAGCGTATGAACATTAATCGGACAACGTTGTGCATATAAAAACTTTAACGTCTCCAAATCTCCATTTCGCGCTGCAACAGTACAAATATCTTCGGGTAATTTGCAACCCCAATTTATCAATAATTTTAATATAACTATTGTTTTCTCTGCATCAGCTGGTTCTCTTATCGCAGCACAAACAGCAGACTCATCAGATGGACAGTCTAATTCATGCAACCAAATTATCAATTCTATATTTCTACTCACAACTGCTTCGGCGAATACTTGTTCATCGAGGATATTATATTTTTTAGAATGAAGATATTGTAAACACTCAAGATTACCATAATGAGCAATATATTGCATCATCGTTATGTCATATTTAAAAAGATTATTCTCAATTAGCCATTCATATATATGAATATGTTGGCCGCAAAAAATATTATTTAATCTGAATCCATTATTTAACACATATTTCAGTAAATCCAAATTGCCACTACATGCAGCACCATTTGCAATATTATCTATTGTCATTGGACCAGGATTATTAACAGAAAATAAATATTTTACTAATTCAATATGTCCTCTACTCGCTGCCCAAAAGACTGCATTATCTATCTTCCAGTTTCTGCTAATGAGGAATTTGATAATGTCACCATGGCCTCTTGCAGCAGCGTGTGGAATCGCAGACGAATTCTGTTCCCATCCATTATCCAATAACCAAATTAATACATTTATTTTGTTACCACTTATCGCTCCCTGAACTGCATAATAGTGCCGATCATAATTGTTTTCTATCATCCATTCTAAAATATCAATGGCACCAACTTTGGCCGCCCCTCGCATAATCGTCAATGCGTTTACATAGTTACAACTTAACGGTAATATCTTTTTGATCAAATCAAGATTACCTCGTTCACCTAATTTTTTATAAATCTTTGGAAATTGATGTAGCATTCTATTCTCAGATATAATATAATTATCAGGTATATCATATCCATCATATAATAACTCCATCGAATATCTGTATAGTGGATAATGCAGACCATAATATTGATAACTAAAAAACCTGGTTTCATTTATCATCGCATGAAACTCCCGCTCAATCAATGCCATATGTGAAGATAATGAATATGTATTTTTGCAAACGCGGATGAAAGATCGCTTATCCGATATTGGCAGGAGCAGGAAAATATATTGATAGATATCATTATTTAAAGTATCCATATTGTAAGATGTATCTTAAAATTATTATTATGTAAGTGTATAATTGTCAATGTTTTTGATTTGATAAATATTTTAATTATCAAATCAACGATGAAACTTATCTTTCCTAATTGGGCGTTTTGTCACAATTTTTTGTGGATGTTTTTCTTTTATTTTAATACGTTTTTGAATTTTTTGAGGACACTTTAAACATTCAGAATATCCTAACCAAGATGGCCGGAGTCCGTACAAATTTTGACTAAGTCCGAACATATGAAGTACATAATTTTTTTCATCGATGTCTAGATCACAAATAAGTTCGGACAACCAACATTTAATGTCATTATGATTCACAAGCCGATATATTTCATAATTATTGAAAGTTATATCGATAGGTCCCAGTTGCAATAACCATTCTGCTACTTCTTTGCATCCGGCTACGCATACATCTTTGAAAATATTATACAAATAGTCAAAAATATCAACTTTCGATTTGTCTAAAACAAATTTCGCGACTTTAATATTATTCGAATGACATGCAATTTTGAACATGTGTAATAAAACATGATCTTCGAATCTAAAATAATCGATCATCCATTCTATTATGGAAAATGACCCATACCTCATCATTTCGTAAAATGGCCACACTTCTGAGAAATGAAGTGGATAAGAACATTCAAAAAATCGTTTCTCAACATCTAATTCCATCAACCATCTAAATATGTGTAAATTATCATTCTTGCCACAAACAACCATCATATCTCTCAAACGCTCATCGGATATTTGAATTTTAGGTGCAAAATATTTTAAAATGTACAAAGATTCAAATCGGCACGCTTCATCAAATAGTAAATATTTCGTTTTGTGACGAAAATCATCAATAACATAATCTAATTTTTCTCTTTTTTGTTTTGGTGTCAAACAATTCAAAACCGATTGTTCAAACCAAGTAAATTCTTGATTATAACCAAAATACTTTAAATTTTTCTTTGCAATTTGATTTATTATCACCCATGTTCTATAATCACGAATAGTATTCATCAAACGATAACTACTGCAATTGAGAAACGCTAATTTTTTCCAATCATACAAATCACAATCATAAATAATGTGCAAATCGAGTTCCTTAATTGCAAAGAAGCTCATTTTTGATCTAGATAATTTGTATCCAGGCCAGACTATTTAAATATCAATTTTTTATAAATCAAATGTTAATGATTAAAAATTTTACTCGTCGACTAATGTAAATAATTTTGCAGCCAAGCAAGCACCATAATTGAACAGAATAATATAAATAGTTAATCATCAATTTACCATTTATCTTTTATCAATTTCGTCCCAGCATCATAATATTCATGTATGTTTCCGATAACACAAACTATCAAAGCAGCCAGAGTTATTTTGAAACAAATTTCGTAACTTAAGAATACAGTAAATAAAAATATTTTGAAACAGAATATTAACATATCGAGCGCATTCAATTTTTGTCGTTCTAATTTATTTATCTCTTCATAAGTCAAACGATCTTCATCTGCAGCTATGAGTTTTTTAACAGATTCAATCGTATATGATATATTTGAATCATTGAGATCATCATATAATCTTTTGATATCATCATCCGTTCTTTTAGATAAACGTAACCACAAGGCCTTATTGATATACGTTTGTGTATCTACAACTGATTTTGATTCCATTGTTAATTGAGACAAATAAGTAAGGATCGTATCGATATTTTATTCAATTTTTTAATTGTAAAAAATTGAATTTTGATTTGTTATCATAATTGAATGTTTCATTGTATCAAAAACGATGGAAACTTTGGTAAAAGATATAATTGTGAAATTTTGTGATACTTTACGTGATTATGACAAACTCATTTTCTTATCTGTATCAAAAAAACATAACAAATATAAACAGTATATTTTTTTTAACGAACAAAAATCGATTCGTAAAATTATTCATCTTTCATATTTTGATAGGTTTACAAATGTGCTTATGTCACAACCAAGTGAAAAAATGCCGATGCATATGACTAGACTATATTTGTATGGGTATAATAAAGATCATATCGATAATATACCATCAAGTCTGACTCATTTAACATTCGGGTTGGAATGCAACCAAAAATTACTAAATAATATTCCGAATACACTTACTCATTTAGCATTGGAAATGAAAGTTGGTAAAGAAATTATTATTGTGCCAGAAACTGTTACTTGTTTTCATATCGGCGCCGCATGCGAAGATACCATGAATGTTGTTGTTCCAAAAAGTGTTCGTGAATTAAGAATTATGGGAAATCAATATATCAGGTTGCATGACGGCATCGTTTGTTTAAAATTTGGAGGACGAATGAATCCAAATATAATAATACCTGGAACGGTAACAGATTTAGACATAGGTAAATGTTGTCATAGAGTTAAAAATATTCCAGAGAATGTAAAACGCTTAGAGATAAATTTTATTAATGAACCACTTCCGAATAAAATTATTCATTTAATATATACAGGATCAGGTTTCAAAAAAATCAAAAAATATATCCCAAATAGTGTGACACATTTAGAAATTGTGAACCATTTTTATGCATATCGTCGAGATGACATACCATCTGGTGTAACGCATCTAACGCTTCCAAAATATTATTCTATCCGAAAAATTCCAATTCATGTAGAGCATATTATTTACAAAAAATTTGATCCAGATATTGGACATAAATTAATAACATGGGATAATATTCCTTTGCATATTAAATCAATAACATTTGTGAATTTCGTAATGACAAGGCCATAAAATGTTTAATTATCAAAAAAAATTGACAAAAAATATATCTTCAATAAAATGATTGTAAATATATCAAACAACTATGTCCGACTCTTATGTTGCCAAAAAAAATATCAAAAAACAAACACATTTGATTCATGACAATGGTGGTCGACCTTTTCAAGTGATTACTACGTCGAGAAATATTATCATTTTAGCGGACGATTTTGAATGCGGCGACACAAAAATATATGTAAATGTATGCATCTACATATATTTCTTATTTTACTTATCTTTTAGGCTGTATTTTCGCCTACCGTTCATCTTCACAACATATACATTCATTATTTGCATCACGTCTTTTGTTATTTCTTCTTCCGGCGTTTCTTCTTCTTCCTTATTTATTATTTTTATTTTTCCTGATGAATATTTTTCTATTATCCATTCTATCATTTCATATCCAAATCTAGCCAATCTATCTTTGTATGCTATCACCAGTTCTTCTAGTTTTCCATTTATTGACATGTCTATTATCTCTTGAAGTCCTTTTCTTTTCATGTTTAAACCGCTACCCACATCTTTTATTATTCGGTGATCTGGGTATTTCTTTTTCATTACTTCTATTTGTCTTTTCAAATCTGGTTGTTGTTTTCGTGATGATACTCTACAATAACATATTTTTTCTCTTATTACGTTCGTTATTTGCTTCTCTTTCAAATATTTGTTTAAATTATACAATCTGTGTCCGCCTTCTGATCTTATCACATCTATTTCTCCTCTGTCTTCCATCCTATACAATGTTTGATAGTGTACTTTCAGTACTTTTAATACTTCCTTTCTTTTAACGTAATCTGTCATTTCTTATGTTTAATAAACGCACATATTTTTATATAGATTTTTTTTACGTTTAATTTATTTATTATATAATATTTTTTAGAT